TACAAAATGTGCTAGTTTAAAATTATAGGTGTTTAGACTACAATTACTGTTATATGCAGCAAATGTTTGTAGATAAATAGTATATAAGGAGTATATAAAGACTATGTCCACACTATATAAATAGATAGTAAAACATCTGTTTAATATGTGCTAAGGTTGCAGTAAGATTTTCTGAAAGCTAGTGTACATAAGGGTTACAGGATGATTGAGTGAAAAACTATCCTCATATCTATGCCATTAGCCTCAGTAACAGATTTAGTTAATATGCTTATATACTTATTAGTATATAGCTAATACTATGTCTATATACACTACTGTTAGTATTACTATTACTATTAGTCTTATCATTAGTGTTATATCCTATAAGAGTAACATAAAGCCATCTTCCGGAATAAGGCATTAGCCCTAAATATAAATTATTAATCTCTTAAAACTATATCTTATGAATAAAGAAATAAAAAAGAAACCAATACTAGGTATGCAAAGCTCATTCAAGTTTGGTAAATTTAAAGGCATTACAATTGAAGAAATGCTTAATGAAAGAAGTCATGAATACATACATTATTTAATATGGATTGCAAAAGAATTTGATTTACTATATACAGAAGAAGTTGAAGAAGAATTAACTTGGCAAAATTATAATGTTCCTAAATTTAACTACAATAAAGCTCACTATTGGGGATATATGTACAAATAAATAAACTACTTAAAACTATGAACTATGAATCATGTATTTAATCTATTAATTACTATCATGTGTGCTGTATGTACATTTGAACTTATTGTAGCTGAGACTTTTGAGGCTTATGTGTTCTCAATAGTAGGCTTACTACTATCATCTATGATATTTGTTATAAATCTCCGTTATCCTTTATTTAGAAAGTAATGGACACATTATTAATCACGGGATTGCTTATGGCATTAGTCTATGGGCAATCTATTTTAAATCAAAAGAAATGAGAAATTCAGATCAAACACGCGGTGCATCAGTAGGTATGTACTATTTATACACAATGATTGTTGTGTTTATTATGGCATTATTTATGTCATCTTGTGGAACTACATCACACGGTTGTAACTATGCTAAGGCACAGAAATACAATCAAAGACAGATGAGAAAATCACATAGATATAACTAGTATGCAAGAAGGACAGTATATAGCTATCACACCTTCATTTAGTATTACTAAGAGAATTGAAGTGGTTAAGATTATTAAAGTGTTCTTTGATTATACTTATGATGTACAGTATCCTAATGGATATATAGAAAGGCTCCCGATTGGAGCTTTTCTTGCTTAAATTATTATAATTATGACACCAAAAGAAAAAGCAAAAGAATTGTTTTATAAAATGCGTAAACAAACCTATCAATATCAAGAATATGCAGGTGCAAAATATACTACCTGTGAAATAGGATATGAAGCTGGAAAAAAATGTGCATTAATAGTAGTTGATGAGATATTAGATGTTTTAAATCAATTAACTTTAGAATATGAATATTGGGAAGAAGTTAAACAAGAAATTACTAATTGTTAAATTATGTTAAATGTTTAGAAAAAAGATTATAGCTCTAGAAGAGAAAAAGAAGCTGAGAAAGATTGATTTAAGTATGGTTCATGATATAGGAGCAGATCCTATGACTGCAGAAATGTATAAGAATGATCTTATGGTTGAGATTATGCACATTGATAATGAAATTAACTATGAAAGATCAATGAGACCAATCAGATGTGCTGCAGTTATATTTGTAGCAGTAGCAATATTACTAGTAGTTTACATAGTAATATCAGAAATTTTGTAATTTATAAAAACCAGACATATGGAAAAGAGAAAAGTAGGTAGACCTAAAAAAGTGGTTACAACAGTACCTAAAAAAACAGTAAAAAATGCTGCTTACTATAAACAAGCATTTGAAGAACTTAGAGAAGCTTATGATAGCTTATGTGCAAAGAATTTCAAGTTGCATCATGGAAATGAACAATTGTTCCAAAAAGCTGAAGTAGCACAAAAAAAGAATGAAGCTTTATTTAATTTAGTTAAAGAATTAGTTGATACATCTGTTAATGATTTAATTCAAGTTGAAGTTACAACAGGTAAAATCACTGCACTTGATGCTATATATCATGTTAGTATGATTGAGCGTGTAATTGAATCTAAGTTTAATTCTGAAACTGAAGAGTAATGGCACATGTACATAAAACTCTTGCTAATGATATTGCAAATGGATTTAAAAATCTTGGTAAAACATGTGCAGTATGTGGAGCACACTTAGAACCAGGAGAAAAAGTTTATCTTCAAGAAGATGAAGCAAAACTTATGACAATGCCAAAGAATGGTAAGCCTGCGGGTGTACCAGTAATTTGTGCTAATTGTAAGTAAAATATTACCCTGCTTGAAGCAAACAAATAGCAATCCTCAGTATAATAGGTATTAAAGGTGAATATTAGTCACATTGTTAGAATCTATACCAAGATGGAGTTGTTTGTAGAGAGATGTTATCTATAGTCTTCAGTGTAGATGCCTTAGCCATAGGTAGAAAGGAAGTAAAATCTAACATTCACATACTTGGAGTGACAGGGTATATTATAGTGCAGTGGCGGAATTGGTATACAGCAGTTGAATGTAGAAATACAGAGGTAACTTACTAGTTGTTAAAACTGGTTACAGGTTCGAATCCTGTCTGCACTTCTAAGACAGCTGGAACAGACAGCATTTGTTTATTTATTTATTTAAAACTTAGAATTATGTTAGGAAAACTATTCAAGAGAAAAAAAGAATTAAAGCCTTCTAATGAATTGAAGGTAGCTATTATTGAAGATAGCACAGACAACTTGTATACTAATTTTGGTATTACAGATGAAAGAAGAGATGAATTGATTGAGCTTACATTAGCTAGTTTTAAGAATCATAGTAATCTATCTAAATCTTATGAAGAGATTGTTGCAAAGTGTAAACATGTTAATGAAGTCATAGTGTGTGTAATTATTTTTGAAAGAAAGATTAATCATTCAAAAGAACTTTCTGCACTAGCTAATTTAATTGGATTATGATGAAAGATAATGTAATTGATTCAGCACTAGGGTTTGACTTTAGTGCTGATATCATTGATCAAGAAGGAGAATTAGTACAAACAGGTGCTAAAACTACACATCCTGAAACAGATGAAATACCTATAATTGGTAATAGAATTGGTGGTCAACAATGGTTCACAACATTTAATGAATCTTTGTTAGCTAAAATTAGAGACTACAAAAGATTAAACACATGAGAATAAGTGTAACATATGATGAAACTGATATAGCAAAAGCATTAACCAAGATTATTAAAGATCCTAACGCAGAAGAGTTTGTAAAATTACTAGTTCCTATGCTGTGTCAAAGTAATAATGCAATAAATAGATTTTTTAAGTTAATGCTTGGTGATAAACTACCTGATATTATTCCAACAGGTACTCTTTGTAAAATCAGTGTCAATAATTTGGGTTATAGTTGCAACAAAGATGCTATTAGAGCCAAATATGGTGATGAGAACGGAAATGTTGTTGTAACTGTAAAAGAATTCAGAGGTTATCATGATTATAACAATTACCACATTCAATATACTAGTGTAGATGCTAGTGGTAATGATAAGATAGATACTTCTTTTGTGCAAGCTGATGAACTAGAAGTAATTAAGGAAATTTAATGCAGTATATCTCTGGATATGCTTTTCCTAACAAAAATAACAAGGGGGCTTATGTCCCCTTTTTATTGTATTAGCTATATAGTACAAGAATTTATAATCTTAATTAACACAAGTAAAATATTAGGTATATATTTATAGTGTAATATGGATTTTAAACAATGCTATATCAGTTACCAAACGGAAAAGTAATATACTTATCTGTAGATCAATTCCTTGAGCTTACAGACCAAGACATACAATATATGGTGTCTCAAGAGTTTGGCGACCATATTATTAATCCCTTTACAGACTCAGCAATCATTAAGACTAAAAAAGATAAGTATTATGACTTTGACTATTTAGCTGATGATGAAAATGTTGACAATATTATATCAGATGATGAACCATTTGATGATATTATAGATCTTTCAGATCAAACTGAAATATAAATCCTTATAGGATATCCCTTACTTATAGCTTGAGCAACTAAAGTAGAGTAATCTGCTCACAATTCACTTATTTATTTATTTAATTTATTTAGTTATGAACTCTAAAGTATTTATAGCGGCTGATGCTGCTACTGGTGCAGTTATTTATCCATCTGCAAACAATCCTGAATGGGGTTATGTTAGATTACAACAAGTACGTACTGTTATTGATGATAATGGTTTCTTAAGAAGACAAACATTAGGTTCTTTAATACAAGCACCAATTGGTATCTTAAAAGAAATGGGTTATTATGCAGGTCAAATGCTTGATGGTAAAATTGTTATTAAAGAGTCTTTGACTCCATTTAATACAAAGAATCCTGATAGAGATTTAAAAATTGCAGGTAAAACTGGTATTGTATGTACATTTGAAGATCAACCAATTTACCGTAAAACTGTATATAACAGTGCTGCTAATGCTGCTGATGTTACCATTCAACATGATAATATTGAAGAATTAAGAAATGCTTATAATACGCAACAAGTTACTGCTTCTGCTATGAAGCCAAGTAATGATTTTACATTATAAGACTAAACACATAGTGAGAGGGGTGTAAATCTCTCTCATTTTTTATTTATTATTTTATTGTATATTATGGAAAAGTTAAAAGAAGAGATAAGAAATTATCAGATGCGGTCACAAACTGTGACTAGCTATCAACAAGACAGATACAATCAGTATCAAAACTATTTGTATAAGAGAGCATTGTATGGACTAAGTGCTCTTACACAAGATGAATTAACTACCATGTGTAGTAAAAAGAAACAAAGAGTTATTAATGTTTATAAGAAAGCTCAAGTAGTTATCAATAAACTTAAACAACAAACAACTATAAGTTATACTAACTTTATATTTGAAACTTTGTTTCCAAAGAGTCCTATTACTCAAGCTTTACTTGCTGAAACTGAGACAGATGATGCTTTAATCAATAAATTAAACTTTAAAGATTTAGGTATTGAAAAGTCTCAAATTATTACTATCTTTATTGCTGAAGGAGTGTTACCTAAAAACTTTTTAAGTTTAGATGGACCTCAAAACCAGTTACCAAGATTGAGAAATGATAAAAAGTAAACTTAAAATGTGTGATGGATGTCAAAAACCATCTATGATCTGGAAGAACCATGAGGGATTCAAGTATTGCAAGTATTGTTGGAGTTGCCAAAAAGCCATTGATACAGACAGTTCACAGAAACCAACTGATTATAAAATCCCTCTGGTTTCTTCTAAAAGAAAAAAGAAAGATGTTGAGTATCTTAAATTAAGAGAAAGATTTCTAAATGAAAATCCAGTATGTCAGGTCTCTGTAACCGGTTGTATGAATGGTGCCAGTGATGTGCATCATAAATATGCCGGTTCAAACAGAGAAGCCTTTTATTTGATTCAAAGTACATGGTTAGCAGTTTGCAGGAGCTGTCATAACCATATTCACAATAATCCTGCAGAAGCCAGAACATTGGGCTGGTTAAAATAATTTATTAACTGATTAAAAATTCTGATTATGAAAAATGATTTTATTAAAATTCCTGTTACAACAAATTATAATATGTTTAACAGATTACCAATGCAAAGACCAACATTGTCTAAGCATACACAAGAATTAGTAGAAAGTGTTCGCGTATTAGGGAACACAAGACAAGTTATTTGTTGTAAAGTAGATTTCTTTACAGGATCAAAATTAACATATGTAATAGATGGTGATCATTTATTAGATTGTTGTAGAAGAGAACAAATTCCGGTAAGATATGAGTATGTTGAAGTAATTGACAAAGAAGACCTTATTAGAAAAATGGCTTATTATAACAATTCATCTAAGTCTTGGCAGTTAAAAGATTACATTCATGCATTTTCATTTTATAGTCCTGATTATGTTAAACTTAGTGAGTATATGGGGTTATATAATTTAGAATCTTTAATGATTGCAGCAATTTGTAATAATAATAATTCATATAATAGTGTTTCTGCTGCTAGTGCTAAGATTAAAAATGGAGAGTTTAGAGTAACTAATCCTAAAGCTCAAGAAATGTGTAAAGCATTTAGTGATCTATTTATTAAGATTGGAGTTGCTGATAGATGGGTTAAGAAACAATTCTTAACTGTATTTATTCAAGCTTATCCTACATATGATCATAAGAAAACATTAGCAAATATTGAGGAGCACATTAAAACAATTAAAGTTATGTCAGATCCTTCTTATGCTAATAAATTTATTCAAAAGAATGTATTCAATTTAATTTAACATGGACAGACAAGACATACAACTAGAAGCATTAGCTGCTACTGATAGTAAACAAAGAAGTTCAATCTGTTTAGGCACAGGGGTCGGTAAGACCCTTGTTGGCCTAAACTATATTGAGAGAAACAGTACACCACTAATGAGAATACTGGTAGTTGCTCCTAAAAAAGCAATATTTCAGTCATGGAAAGATGATGCTGAAAAGTTTAATATGCATCATTTATTAGGTAGAATAGTATTTACTACTTACTTAAGTCTGAATAAGAAAGATCCAAAAGACTTTGATATTGTATGTCTAGATGAATGTCATTCATTACTTGATAGTCACCGGGGATTTTTGCAATTATATAAAGGTAAAGTACTAGGTTTAACGGGTACTCCACCTAGATATAAAGATTCAGAAAAAGGTAAGTTAGTACATGAATTCTGTCCTGTAGCATATACTTTTAAAGCAGATGAAGCTATTGAGAACGGTATCTTAAATGATTATCAAATCATTGTACATGAGCTTTACTTAAGTAATCAGAAGAACTTTCCAGTTAATATGAAGAACAGATCATTTATGACATCTGAAGTTCAGAACTATAGTTACTGGTGTAATAGACTAGAAACAGGTTCTGGTCCAGTACATATTATGAGAGTTATGAGAATGAAAGCTATGATGGAGTATCCAAGTAAAGAGCACTATGCTAAAAAATTATTTGAAGACATCCAAAGTAAATGTATTCTGTTTGCTAATACTCAAGATCAAGCTGATAAACTATGTAATTATAGTTATCATAGTAATAATACCCAATCTGAGGTAAACTTAGATTTATTTAAAAATGGTAAGATTAATAAACTTTCAACTGTTCTGCAGTTAAATGAAGGTATAAACATACCAGATTTAAAACAAGGTATTATCATGCATGCTTATGGTAATGAGCGTAAGGCCAGTCAGCGCATCGGGCGGCTTCTCAGATTAAATCCTGATGATAAAGCTATTATCCACATTTTATGTTATAAAGACACTGTAGATGAAAAATGGGTAAAAGATGCTCTAGAAGGATTTGACCAAAGTAAAATACTCTGGAAAAACTTTAACATTACATTATAATTTATTATATTAGTTATATGGATATATCTGATACACACAAACTTATAATGCACAATGATGACATAAATGATTTTCCTTATGTTATGGCTTGCTTGATTAAATTATGTAATCATGATCCTATTCAAGCTGAGCAGTGTGCATTAATTACACATAGTAACGGTAAATGTCATATAAAAAATGGTTCATGGTATGATATGCAAACTATAAGTGAAGATTTAGTATCTTTGGGACTTAAAGTTACTGTAGAAGAACATGAAAGTCATATGCATTAATGATACTAAAAAGCCAGTTAAGATTCCTCAAAATGAGTGGATTAAGGAAGGCACTATCTATACTGTTACTGAAACAGTAAAAATGGGTATCCAAGCAGGTAAGTTTGGATATCTTCTTAAAGAAGTATCTTTATCTAAAAATTCTTTTCCTTATGAGTATTATGATGCTGATAGATTTGGTATCTTAATAGATCAATCATTAGAAAATGCAGTAGAGGAAGAAGAGTTAATTGAAGAAGAACTAGCTGTCTAATTAAAAATCAAATTTTATGGAAAAAATGTTTATAGGAGCAGTATGGCTATATGTTGTGCTGTCTCAAATAATGACATTGTATTTTATGTGGTTATGGTCTCATGATCATAGCTTCTTAAATACAATTACTATTGGGGCCTTAGTATCTGAATTTAAAGGGCTATTATTTCCGTTTTTCTTATGAGTTATACAGAAACAGATGTCCGGGATTATTTAACCAATGTGTTTATAATCAAGAAAACAAGAAAAAGAAACTACTTAGATAATAGAAACTATTTACTAGCCTTAATGTTTTATAAGTTTAATTTAACTGAAGATGAGTTAGGTTTTATATTTAAAATTGATAGAAGTACAATAAACATATCTAAAAAGATTCCTTATTTCTTGTTGTTATTGCAAGATGGTACATTCATTAAGAATACTACAGAAGTACAAAAGTTATTTCCATTTACTTTTCCTGAACCTAATATAAAATCTAAGCTTAAGCAAAGAAGCAAAGTCATGTTAAGTTTGGATCAAATGTTATATGGCCAAGTAAAGATGTATGCTGATAAAAATGATATGTATATGCATACTGCAATTAGAGAATTAATTAAAAAAGGTTTAGAATGGGAAGAATGAAAGAAGTCTACATGCAGGTCATGGAAGCTAATGATGGCATACCAGAAGGTTTAACTATTGGAGAAATGTCTGAAATGAAACAAATGGAAATTTATAACTGGGAATTGTATGAAAAAGAAAAAAGAAAAAATATCTTACTTGATATTGAGGATCCAGAAGAGATCAAAAAGATTGAGCTCACTGAAAGAAACTTCAAAAATTGTCTTAGAGAGGATTTTGAGAAGAGAGAGCAAGAACAAAAAAGAATTGCCAAACTTTACAGGAACTAATAATGAAGAAGGAGATTGAATTATACAAATGGTACTTTGGTGTTATTATAATTGCTATGATTGTAGCTACTGCAGTAGAAGAGAATAACAGTTTACCTGGATATATTCAAACGGCTAAAGCAACTACAGAAGAACAATTAGTTGATTGGAGTAATGTAGATAATCCAGAAAAGAAAGAGTATCTAGAACATTTATACAACAAAACTAAATCAGAATAAGATGAAGTATGAAATAAAATATTGGACATCACTTGGAGGGTTATCATACACAATGCCTATAGAAGTAGAGTACACAACAACTACATTATGGGCACACAGTGAAGAGGATGTTTTACAAAAGTTAAATGTAGGTAGAGGTAGAGTTGTTTATATTAGAAAAATTAATCTATAAATCAGAATAAAATGGAAGATATAATTCAAATGACCAAATTAGTAGCAATAATATGTCTTACTCTTTTTGGAATCTATGCGCTGTACAGAGTATATAAATCTTAAATCAGAATAAGATGGTATTAATATTATCACATATAGGCTTTATACTTTGGTTTTGGGCAGGATATAATGTAGGTAAAAGAATAAATAAATCAAAATAAAATGGAAAAAGAATTTATACCTTATGAGCAGGCTTCAAAGCTCAAAGCACTTGGATTTAAAGAAAGATGCTTAACTTATTATGGCGAAAATAAGCCTATGCTTTCTGATGTTTTAACAATAGAGGGTTGGGACTATAATACTTCATTTTTAAATTGGACATCAAGACCAACATTCCAACAAGCATTTAGATGGTTTAGAGAGGAGTATGAGATCCCTTCTTTCATACAATCTAGATATGATAGATTTAAAGGTAAAGTAGTTCACAGATATTCATACGGTAATAATAAAATAGGTTTTTTAAAACACCCTGAGTCCGTAAATTATTGGGAACATATAGTTGACTTTGATACTTATGAAGAAGCAGAACTTGAATGTCTTGACAAACTAATTGAACTTGTTGAAACAAAAACAAACTAAGATGGAAAAAGAAGTAAAAAAGAATTGTTACTATTGTCATTTAGATAAAGTTAAATCTGAAATGCAAGAGATTGGAGTTTGGGTATGTAATGATTGTTTAGAAAAAGCTAATCCTTTAGTTAAAAAAAAGAAGTAGTATGAAATATATAACAAAAGCAGTAATTAAATTATCAGAGATTCCTGAGCATTTACAACAAAATGAAGTGTTACAAGGACACAAGTTAAATACTTATGGAGAGTTCCATATTGATGATTCAGAACAAGATGACTTAGTTTTATGGTTATTAAGTGAGTATCCTACAATTAAAAGGAAAATAAGCTTCTTAATCCATTTTAATAAATAACTTAGAATAATATGAAAGGCAAATTAGTAAAAAGATTAAATAGGTGGGATTTATACGGTGAAGATGATTCTAAAATTGCATCATCACTTGATTGGTTTCAAAAGCTATCTATTAAAAACTGTCAAGCAATTGAACGTGGGTATGACTTGGAAGAGTTGGCTGTTAATTATGCAAATGCTGAATTAAGTAAAGAATTTACTTCAAAAGTAGGTAACTTCTACGGGTTCAGTTCTTCATATATTGAAGGGTTCAAAAAAGCTTTAGAGTTGTTAGAAGATAAAAAGTTTAGTGAGAAAGATCTTCTAAAATCTTTACATAAATTAGCAGATTCTTTTATAAGAGGTTATCCTTATCATCAAGACTTAGATTTTCAAGAAGGAAATCAAATTATCCAATCCCTCCAACAACCAACAGAAATTGAAGTTGAGATTGAGATGGAATGTCTTGATCCTAACTGTGATGGTATAGACAAAAAAGGTGTTTGTATACCTGGAGATAAGCCTAAACTAGACTCAGAAGGATGTTTAATACTTAAAAAGATATAATGCCTTATAAAACTGAAAAGTTAAAGCTTGATTCTCCTTTTTTAGATAAAAGAGTTAAACTATTACCTTGTCAAAGAGAAATGGTTTTATATTGGACTCAACAAGGACTTAGTCAAAGAAAAATAGCTGCTATGTTTAAAGTTTCCAGAAGACTTATAACTTTTATACAAGACCCTAAGAAAAAAGAAAGGGATTTAGAGAATAGAGCTGCCCGTGGAGGTTCTAAAGTTTATTATAAAGGAGGTAAAGAATGGAATGAAACTATGAAAAGACATAGAACTAGAAAACATAACCTTTTAAAAGATTTGATATGAAAAACATACATGTAATACCAACAGATAAGCCAAGTAGATTGTGGATAAACACTATTAATGGTGAATTAGTATTAGATAAAGAGGCTAATGAATTACATGCCCAAAATATCTACATCACTTCTGATGAAAAATTACCTTACGATAGTTCTATATTTAATAGTGGGGCTTTTTATCATAGAGACCCAGTAGGAGATGTTCATATTATAACCAAACATACCTTTAAGCCAAATCCACATTTCTGCAAAAGAATCATCCTAACAACAGACCAAGATTTAATCAAAGATAGTGTACAGGCTATTGATGATGATTTCTTAGAATGGTTTGTTAAGAATCCGAGTTGTGAGAAGGTTGATGTTTTAAATGAACCTTATAAACTACCTTATGAATCAGGAAATATATACCAAAATCATTGGTTTGATAATTACAAAATCATCATTCCAAAAGAAGAGCCTAAACAAAAAACAACTATTTATGGTACTATACGGTATGAAGAAAGGGTGTATAGTGAGGAAGATATGAAATTATCTTTTGAAGCAGGTAAAAAGGGTTATATGAGAGGAAGTATGCTTCATCAAGAATATTATTTTACTTGGAAAAATTTTAAACAATGGCTTGAACAATTTAAAAAGAAATAAGATGGAAGAACATATTAAAGAAGCTAAAAGGAGATATGGTGATTCAATATATGATCTTGAACAAGTTGATGCTTTTATAGAAGGTGTTAAATATCAAGCTGAAAGAATGTATAGTAAAAAAGAAGTTATGGATATGTTTGATACATTTAGCATGTATTTGCCTTTACATTATAAATTTTTACTTGAAGAAGAATTAAAAAAGGAGTAGTATGAAAGTTGAAATATCTGATTATGAAGAAAAACAGCATTTGATGTTAGTTGCATTAAACATGGCTGGTTTGGCTGTAGATTATGTTACAGTAGACTTAATACACTCAACATTATTAAAGCTTACTGAAAAAGATGGGAATATGGATATACTGGATGCTGTAGTTGTCAAAGAATCTCATGAAAAGAAATGGAGTACTTACTTTAAACAAAAAGAACAATGAAAGAATGTGAAAATTGTGGAAGTAGAATGAGTCACCATGGATGTACTTGGTGTAATGAAGAATCCTATATTGTTGACCAATACGTAGAATTAGGAATGTCATTACCTAGTGAAGATACTGAATTTATGAAAAAATATAATCAACAACAAGAACAATGAAACATAAAAGTATAACAATTGAACAACAGAAAAGTATAACTAAACAACAAGAACAATGAAACAAACAGCAGTAGAATGGTTAGCAGAACAATTATTTGAGTTAAAATATCCAACTCTAAATCAAATAGAAATAATTCAACAAGCCAAAGAAATGGAAAAGCAACAGATTATTGATGCTTGGATTGCTGAAGATAATCCATTACAAAGATTAAAAGCGGAACAATACTATAATGAAACATTTTCTTAAATTTACTATAGTATGGATTAGTCAAAACTTGGCTATACCATTCTGGACTATTGGTCATATTCATTTAATGACCACTGTGTATGAAGATGTTATGGAAATAATTGCTTCCTTTGGTATGAATATCATAGTAGCAATTGGTTTCTGGATTAATTATAAAGAATATAAACAAGAAAAAACTAAAGAATTATGAAAAAGATTATATTTGCATTAACATTGTTATTAAGTTTAACAACTTTTGCACAAGAAACAACAGTAATAGGAGATAATATCTATCTTAAACAAGATGGTGATTTTAGAACTGTTATATTTAAGTATCCAGATAATGATGGTGCTATATCATTAGCTAAGTCAGATAATAAAATAGTTTTATTTTTGAGTCTGTTAGAAGGTTACCAATTTGGGAACAGTGGGGATGCTACTTTTGTTATTACTTTTAAAAAAGGAGATAGAATAACTGAATACACTACTTATGGTAGAGTTACAGAAGGTCTTAAAATGGCTATTGTAAAAAATAATATTAAAGATGATGCTGCATTCTTAACAAGTTTCTTAGCATCTGATTATATGATGATAGATATGAGTGGAGATACTTACTTCTTTAGTTTAGATGAAAGTACTAGGGCTTATCAATTTTTAAAATAATTTATTATGGCTGATATATCCATGTGTTCAGGACAAGATTGTCCGGTTAAAGAAAAATGTTATAGGTTTACAGCTCCTAAAAGTCTTATAGCACAAAGTTATTTTACAGAAGCTCCTGGTAAAATAGAAGATGGTAAGTTTACTTGTGAAATGTACTGGGGTGATAATGCTGAAGCCATATGGAATCAACTAAAAGATATAACTAATGGGAAAGATAACACTGACATTTGATTCTAATGAAGAAGCAGAAGAAGCTAGAACAGCTTTAGATGCTGGTAGATGGAAGACATTGGCTTGGGATTTAGATCAATATCTAAGAGGCAAAATTAAATATTGTCCAGATAATGAAGATCCTGCAGCTTATGAGACAGTCAGAGAAAAACTTAGAGATATATTAGAAGAGTATAATTTAAACCTAGAGTAAAATGAATGCAAAAAAAGAAAACTACAAAGTAGAAGAAATCCAAAATGATGGATTAATCAAGTACACAGTAAGAAAGAAGGCTTTCTTATTTTTCTGGAGTGATGTCAAAGATGACACAGGTAATGTAATAGTATATGATTCTAAAAGAAAAGCTCAAGCATACATAAACTTCCTTAAGTAATAAGATAAAGAGTTGGTTAGGAAGAGTTAGAATTTTAAAACAACTTATGGGAGTTAATTATGGAGTAAAAAGACATTTATCAAATAGACCTATAGAAACTTTTTTAACAAAATGGTATCCTGGTTATACAGAAAACCAGGCAGCTATGCTTTGTAAAAAAGGTTATTATAGATATTTAGAAAGTGAAGATTTTGAATTATATATGGAATATAAAGATATTTACATTAAAATTCCTGAGATTAAACATTTAGTTAATGTAATTGTTAAAGAACATTTTTATATGACTAAAGATGTAGATCAAAATTTACATTATTTATGGCATCTCTATAATCATGGTACAAAGGCTGGTGATTACCGGCCTTTTATTTTATTAGCAGAGATCCAATTACTGAAAGTATTAGATTATATAACTGAAGATGAAGCGCGTAATATGTCTAACATGATGCAGTCTAAAGATATTGATAATTTAAACCTTGTGTATCTTTCTATAGTTAATATGAGAAAGAAAAGAATAGAAGAACATGGAGAATGGGGTATAGGTCCAGCAAGTGTAAGACTTAGTGAAATTGTAAAGGACTACCCACATACTGTGTTATCTAAAGAATTATTTATAGCAACTTTTAATAAATAGTTATGACAGAACAAGATTTAATTGATTTAGGCTTTATCAAAGTAGATATCAATGACTCAGAAAGTCAAAATGGATATGATTATCATTATTATAATCTTGAAGTATTTGATAATTTAACATTAAGTTCCGTAGATAGTGATGAAGTAAAAGATGACCAGTGGTTTATTTATAACCTAGACTGGCCACTTAACTTCAAAATATCTGATAAAGAACAAGTTATTCAGTTTCTAGAGATCCTTCATTGTCCGCATCAGAACGCAGTTTAGCCTTTTCAGCAAGAATATTAAAGATAACTAATGTAGCTGCTGATTTCCAGCACTCATCAATCTTTTGAGAAATTAAATCCATAGGAGCAGGTGTTGTTAAAACTTCACCTGTTCTTAAATGGATCTTAGTTCCTGCATCAGAATTCATTGCATTAACAAATGATATTCTAGTTATATGAGTAACATTAAGATGCTCAATATAAGAACCATCTTTATCTGTAAATTCTATTGCTAAAAACATTAGACTATTTGATTACCTTCTATCTTATAATTATTAACTTGAACTTGACCACCTACTTTCTTTAATATAGCAAAACCATGGTTCCATTCATTAATCTCTAAATACTCAGGAGTAAGCTCACATAAACATCCAAGGCTATAACCACGGATAATTGTTGAATCTCCTGGTCCATAGACTCTTTGAATACTAGAACTAGTTTTGTGAAAGTGATTGATAAGACAGTTAGTTTTTAATTTCATTAGAGCTGTACGGGCTGGTACTACACCACCTGCACCTGGAATTTTATCTCCATGTTCTATTAAGAAGTCACCAAAGACAACTTTAGATCTAAATGGAATATATTGTACACCATATTCTGCAACATGTAATAAGACATCAAGTCTAAATTCATCCATGTCTATTAGTTCTGATGCTTTAACTCTAAGGTATCTTTCAAATCTATTTTCATGGTTACCCGGAATTAGATAAATTGGGATACTTGGGAATCTAGATCTACAATAGTCTAAGAACTGTCTTCCTGCTTCTATTTCTTGTTTGAAATGAACCATTCTTGGATCTTTCTCATGAAATGAAAGCTGATAGAAGTCTAATAAGTCACCATTGATGAATAAAGATTCAATCTTTTCTTCTTCCATTTTAGCAAATGCTACTTCTATAGCATCATTATCTTGGTAAGGAATATGAACATCTCCGATGATGCCTACTGATTTGGTTCCCGTAGGAAATACAAAAGTATCACGCTTACTAGCATAAGACTCAGGTAAGAATTTTTCTTTCATAGTAAATTCTACTTTAAGTTCTTGTTGATGTGTTTTATCTTTTAATCTTTTTCTGTGCTTTGGTCCCATTTGACCTCTGTAATACCTAACTTTATTGTACACCCTTTCAAAAGAATAAAAGGTTGGGTGTTCCGCATATATTTTTCTAGCTAAGGTTAGAGATGGTGCATTTGGAAAATTAGAAAGATACTCTAGTATTATATCAGTATCTTTATCTCTATTACTTTTATCTGCCATATTTTAATCAATCTATTATTAATATACAAAAAATAATCAACATGTTTACTGTAAAACTAATCAAACAGGATGGAAAGTTAAGTTATCCTAATGATAAATCCAAGTTAAATTATCAATTATTTTTAGATAAATTATCTGAAGGCCAAGAAGTTGAGATGTTTATTGGCTTAACATCAGAGAATGCATCAGTTGCTCAACTAGCAAAAGTGCATGCATGTATAAGAGAATTAGCTAAAGAATCTGGATATAACTTTAATGAAATGAAACAATTAATTAAAGAATCATCTGGGTTATGCTATGAGGCAGAACATGCGCAAATATGTAAATCATTTGCTGATTGTAGCAAAGATGAGTTAGCTTTAGCAATTGAAGCTTGTATTGCAATAGGAAGAGATAATTATAATATGAACCTTACTTAGGTTCTACATAACCTTCATCTCCCGGTTGAAGAATTTCTTTTTCTACTACTAAACCTTCAGCAATTGCAGTTTTTTCTATCTCACCAAGCAATAAAGCAACAGTATAAAATGATTTTTGTAAATCATCTAAATCTGCATAACCTTTTTCAATTGCTTCTTTTAGATAAGCTTCTTTGTTATCACCTTTAAACTGAATAAATAAATAGAATGATAATGCTTTTACCATTTGGTAATATCCTTTATTTACCTGAATGCTAAGAATAGCATCATCTTTCATTTCTTTTACTTTTACCGCCATAATTATAACTTTGTAACAAAATTAATAAAAAATATGAAACAACAACTTGATCTTGAAGATATTAAAAATAAACTTTATCAAAGGCTAGAAAAATCTGGCTGGGCAATAAAACTTAGAGGCTTTATATATAGTAGTGACTTTGATAATATTATTAAAGAATTAGCAAAATTATCATCAGAAGGTAAAAGGTTTACACCTAAGTTAAGTCAAATGTTTAGAGCATTTGAAGAGTGTCCTATAGATGAACTTAAAGTAGTTATTCTTGGACAAGATCCCTATCCTCAATTTGAAGTAGCTGATGGTATTGCATTTAGTTGTGGTAATACTAATGTAGCAGAGACTAGTCTTAAGTATATGCTTGAAGAAATTAACAGGCATGTTTACAAAGGACATCCGGGATCTTTAAATCCTGATCTGACTAGATGGTCAAATCAAGGTATACTTATGCTTAATACAGCTCTATCAACTACAGTAAGTAAAATAGGACAACATTATACTATATGGCAGCCTTTCTTAGCTTACTTGTTTGATTATTTAACTTGGAATGTAAACGGCTTAGTTTATGTTTATATGGGTAAAGAAGCTAAGACTTGGTCTGATGCTGTAAATGAAAACAACTACAAATTTTATGTGAGTCATCCAGCTAGTGCTGCATATGCAGGTTCTAAAACTTGGGATTCACAAAATGTATTCAATGAAGTTAACAATCTTGTTGAAAAAACACACAACACTAAAATTATTTGGTAATGACAGAAATATTTAACAGATTAATACAAGAGGGTTTAACTCCCAATACATATTATGTATTACATTGTATAAAAGAAAAGACTGTACCAAATAATTTTGTTAGTAAAAGTCTTGAGGTTACAAAGTTAAAAAATGATAAATGGCTTGACAAAGATTTGAAATTAACAACAAAAAGTATTATCTTTATAGATGAAATTAATAGTTTCTTCAAAAAAACCAAGAAAAAAACTTCTCAATTATTACTAGGTCAGGACTTTACAGATAAAATCCAGGAGTATGTAGAAATATTCCCTAATAGGAAACTCTCCTCTGGAAAATATGCTAGAGTAAATGCCAAGAATCTTGAAGTTAGTTTTAGATGGTTCTTTGAGAATTTTGATTATGATTGGCCAACAATTTTGTCAGCCACAGAAAAGTATGTTGATGAATACAGTGTAAGGAACTATGAGTTTATGAGGACTGCACAATATTTTATCAGGAAGCAAAACATAGATAAATCTTTTGAATCTGATTTAGCAACATACTGTGATCAAGTTAATAATTCTTTGGATGAGGATACTAATTATTTTAAAGAGAGAATTGTATAATGAGAATCAGCAAAAATGTGATTTTAACTTTTTGGGCAATTATAGGTAGTATTATAGCTTTCTTCATTGTTGATTTATTTATTGTAACTGTTACAATAGGTCAATATATAGCAATAGAAGTTATTATAAGTATACTACATTATATGTACAACAAAGCTAAAGTCCAGACTTTAAACAATTAAATTATGGCAGATTTATTTAATGGAGCCAGGCCGCTAAAGCCTGTTAGTGAAAGAGATGCTTTAAGAAAAGCTATCTTAAAAATCAAAGCAAGAAGAAAAGGGGAGTTACAATCTCTTAAAAGTGCATGGCCCAAATTTAATGATGCTTTTTGTGATGGATTAGAATGGAGAACTATCACCATAGTAGGTGCTAGACCCGGTACTGGGAAAACTTTATTCATGGAACAGTTGATTAGTGATATTATTGAACACAATGCTGACCAAGAATTTAGAGTTCTTAAATTCCAGATGGAGATGGTTGATGAAACCAGTGGGGTAAGAAAATTAAGTCTGAATACAGGTGCTGATTACAATACTCTTATGAGTAAGGGGGGACATCCCGTAGATGAAAAAATATTCTACAAATGTGTAGACTATTATAATAAAACCACTAATAGTGATTTTATTAATGTTGTTTATGATGCATGTACAGTAGATGAGATGTGTGCTACAATTCATTATGAAATGGAGCAAAACCAAAGAGAAGATGGTACTTATACTAACTTACTTGTTGGCATTGATCATTCTGCACTATTTAGAGTAGGTAAAGGACAAAAGGATAAATTTGAGATGTTAAATAGCTTAGGTGAAGCTCTCACTATGATGAAAAAGAAATATCCAGTTGCTTTTGTAGTTCTTAGCCAATTAAATAGAAACATAGATGCACCAGATAGACAACGGGATGGTGAATATGGAAATTATATTCTTGATTCAGATATCTATGGTTCAGATGCTTTATTGCAACATGCTGATGTAGTTATGGGAATTAACAAACCTTCAATTAGAAAAATTAGACAATATGGTCCAGAAAGATTTCTTATCAATGATGAGGACATGTTGGTGTTTCACTTTTTGAAGTCAAGAAATGGTACAACTAGAATTAGTTTCTTTAAACTAGATAGGACTACCATGAGAATTATTGAAATAGACACTCCTGCCCAAGCAACAAAGAAAATGTCAATTTAAAAAACAATTATGAATGTAAGAAAAGAAAAAGAAAAAGAATTTTTTGTCCAACACATGGATACCTTTAGAGCTATTGGTAACCCGGACCCATTTTTTATTATCAAAACAGCCTTTTTCCAAAAAGGTAAGTTTGGTAGACATGTTCAGTTTTTTGAATCTGAAGTGGGTAAAGGAGAAGATATCTATGTTGAGTTCTATGATAATGTTACTGATGCAAATAATGTTGTTACAAATGTAATACCATTTTCAGAGGATAGACAATTATTTAAGTACAAGTACAATCCTTTCTATGTAGAGGAATATGAAACTAAAACTGGTACAAATTATAAGGGTGAACCTTATGTATTGTATACAGTCCCTGTATCTGAAATGTGTGCAGTTCTAAAAGATGGAACTGAGATTACACATGCTCTTTATGAAAAGAGAAAAGCAGATGCTGAAACAAAAACAAAAGAAGAAGAATTACCAAAATTACAGAGTAGTTTATTCCCTGATTTTGAAGAAGAATTTCCTAAAAAAGAAGAGACTGCATCTATTTCAATAGCTGATATTCTTACTGGTGAGGATTCTCCTATGTCAGATATGACTATTACTGATTTTGCTGCAATTATGTGGAAAAAACCAGTAAGTAATAAACTTTGGTTAAATTCATTAATATCTAAACAATGAGTATAGTACTTCCAACAACAAAAGTAAAATCAGAATCAACTAATCCTAAAAGATTAATTATTTATTCTAAGCCAAAAACTGGTAAAACTACCGCATTTGCAGGTTTAGATAATAATCTTATTATTGATTTAGAAGAAGGTTCTAATTATGTAGATGCTTTAAAAATTCAAGTAAGCTCATTACAAGAATTACTTGAAGCTGGTAAAGCTATCAAAGAAGCAGGTAAACCATATAAGTATGTTACTATTGATACTGTAACAGCCTTAGAAGATATGGTTGGTCCTCTTGCCGTAAAGTTATATAAACAAACCAGCATGGGTAAAAATTATGATGGAGACAATGTCTTATCATTACCTAATGGTGCAGGATATTTATATTTAAGACAAGCTTTCTTTCAAGTTTTAGATTTTATTGATACCTTAGCACCCCATATTATTTTAGCAGGTCACATTAAAGACAAGCAAATAGATGATAAGGGAGAGATGGTATTAGCTGCAAACATTGATTTGACAGGTAAAATTAAATCTTTAATCTGTGCTAATGCAGATGCAATAGGTTATATGTATAGAAAAGGTAACAAAACTATTCTATCATTTAAGACTAGTGAAGAAGTGACTTGTGGTGCAAGACCAAAGCATTTAACTAATGAAGAAATTGTAGTTTCTGAATTGAATGAAAAAGGTGAACTAGAGTTTCACTGGGACAAAATTTATGTATAATAACAAATAAAAAATAAAACAAAATGGCTTTAAGTACAACAGACTTAGGAACAGGTGGATCAGGAATGGCAAAAACAATTGCACCAGGTAATCACACTTTAAAAATTAACAGTATTGTCTTGGAAGACTTTACATTTATTGATGGTGCAAAACACATGATATTAAATGTAGAAACAGAACCTTTAGAAGGATTTGAAGGTTTCATGATTGACAAAGATGATGCAAGTAAAGGTCATTATGCTGGTCAAATTGGTAGAATCAAAGCAAGTCAGTATGCATTTGCAGACGGTGAGACTAAAACTGGTATCAAGATCCAAAGAGATAGATCAGTTTTAATCTTCTTACAAAACTTATCTAAAGCATTAGGAGTAAGTGATTGGTTCACATCTCAAGATGGTAAACATGATACTATTGAAGACTTTGTAAGTGCATTTAATAAAAGTGGTGTCTACAAAGATATCTATCTTGATTTCTGTATTGCAGGTAAAGAGTATGTTGGTAAAACAGGTTATACTAATTATGATATGTATTTACCAAAAGCTGATAGAGGTACTTATGTTTACACTGAAACTGAAGGTGATAAACTAATGACTTACAATGAGGCTCTTCACTTGAAAAAAGCTGAAGTAAAAGAAGTAAATAAATTTGGTGATGATGATGATAATTTATCTATCCCATCTAAAACATCTTCTGATTTCTCTCTAGATTAATTTTAATTAATTAATGGGGATGTCAGATAAGGTGTCCCCATTAATTTTTAATTATCTGATTATGATTTCAACTAAGAATATAATATCTAAACTTTCTCAGGTGCCTATAGAATGGCCTTTTGAATATTATTTAAACTTAAAGGAAAAACTTTTAGGTCAAGATATTAAAATACTTTCTGCATTTAATTCTAAAGATAAGATACCATCTATGTTTATTTACATGGATAGTAACAATATGATTTATAAGTTTAAGGATTTTTCATCTGGTTATCAGGGAGATAACATACAATTAGTAAAGTTATTGTTTAACTTACCTGAAAGAGGAAATGCTGTTAGTAAAATAATAAATGATTATCAAGACTATGTTCTAAATCATAATGTACAACCTAAAACAGAGTTTAAATTCCATGATAAGTTCAAAGTAGTTGATTATGAAATGAGACACTGGACTAACTTAGATTCTATTTTTTGGACAAGCTTTAAGATTAGCTCTACACTTTTGACAACATATAATGTGGCACCTTTGGCATATTTTACTATGGAGAAAAAAGAAGAAGATAGCTCTATGACTTCATTTGCATTTAATAAACCTTTCTTATATGGTTATTTTAGAGATGATGGTGAACTGTATAAAATCTACATGCCTAAGAATATAAATAAGAAGTTTATTAAAGTTCAAAATTATGTTCAGGGAATAGATCAATTACAGTATAATTGTAAGTACTTAGTAATTACATCATCACTTAAAGATCTTATGTGTTTTAGAAAGCTTGGTATTAGTAATGTAGAATGTATTGCTCCGGATAGTGAAAATACTATGATTGGAGAATCTGTAATGAGTAAACTAATACCACACTATGATAAAATCATTGTACTGTTTGATAATGATGAGCCTGGCATAAAAGCTGCTCAGAGATATAAAGACAAGTATGGTTTTAACTTTGTAGTACTTGACATGTCTAAAGATCTATCAGATTCTGTAAAAGACTATGGTGTTGAAGCTGTAAGAGATAAATTATTTCCACTATTAAAACAAGCATTATGAGTTTAGAAAAATCAATGAATGATTTAGAAGATCATATCTCTTCTGCAAGATATGAATTTGATAATCTAAGAGAAAAAATTGAAAGAGAATTAGAAGATGTAAATACTGAAATTGGTGATTTAAAAGATCAAATTGAAACTCTTGGAGAACAAAATGAACTTCTTGAAGAACAAGTTGAAGAGTTAAATAAAAAGCTTGCAATATTTGAGTTAGAGAACATGGAGTTAAGATTAAGAATAGATGTTTATCATTTAACTATAAAATATGTATGAGTTGGATATATAAAGGTAAAGAGTTTGATGATTCCTGTATTCCAGAAGGAGGTATTGGATTCATTTACATTATGACTGCTATCATTGATGGTAAGTCTGTTGCATACATTGGCAAGAAGAACTTCTTTGCTAATATAAAAAAACCTATGGGTAAGAAAGCTTTGGCTATGTCTACTGACAAGAGGTTAAAGAAATACACCCGGGAACTTAGACCTGACTTTATGAAATACTATAGTAGTAATAAAACTCTTAAAGATGCTCACAAAGCAGGTGTTGTAATTAAAAGGGAAATTCTAATGATTTGCTACTCAGCAATGGAATTGACTTATCAAGAAGTAAAGCACCAGTTTAAATATGAAGTGCTTGAAAAAGAAGGATTCCTTAATGGGAATATCTTGGGACGCTTTTTTAAAACAAAATAATATGAGTAATGACAGACATATCAGGGAAGGTTGGACAGTTCAAGCATTTATTGATGAGCTAGAACCAACATTTAATATGATTATGAATAATAACTCTTGGCAAAAGCCATTTAAGAGTAAAGAGGAAGTAAAAACTTGGTGTAAGGATAATCAACCTTATTACAAGAAACACATTCCTGAAGTAGCAAAATATTTTATACAAAAAGCAAAATTATGACAGAAATTGATATGACAGGCCTTCTATTACAGTTGGCTGACCGTGGTGTGACCGGTATTAGAGTAGAATATTCTGGTGGTGGTGATTCAGGATGTATTGACAGTATTATGTATACTACTCAAACTTTAGATAAAGATGAAGAAATAGCATTTGATTATATTTCAGAATTACCTACATATGGACATGACGCAGCTCCAAATTTAAGTGATCTTGATAGTGGAATTTATTCAGATATTGAAGATTTTGCCAATGATAAAATTCTTGGTGATATTGAGGATTGGTGGAACAATGATGGAGGTTATGGTGTGTTGTCTATTCTTGTTCCTTCTGGTAAATATACAATTGATAACTCAGTTTATATTACTAATACAGAGCACTATACTCATGCTGGTAATTTAATTAATCAAACTTTAGACTATAATGGATGAATTAAAATTTAAAGAAGCTAAAGAATTACAAGAAAAGATTAATACTCTTAAATTTAGACAGAGAGGACTTGAAAATGCTCTAAAATCTTGTTCTATATCAGCAGTAGTAAATTATTCAACGGGATCTTTTTCTAGAAAAAATGAAGTGTCTTTATATGATAAAGAAGGTATAGATGATCTAATTAAAAAAGAATATGACAGTATTACTTTGGAGATATTAGATCTAGAAAAAGAATTTAAAAATTTGTAATATGTCACACCCATATGATCATAGTAGAAGCAGTGCCCGTAAATGGGGTGGTGAACCATCAGAATATATGCATATTCATGAATGGTTTGATGCTACAAAGGCCTGGATTGGTCACAGTAAACATAGAATGTTCCGTCATCATAGTGAGGGTATATTTGAATGTGAAAAAACTTTTGGTACTTATTTTGTAAATTCTGTAGGCAAAAGAGTCTACATAAGATATGTTGGAGAACAACATGTAAAAGAAGATTGCAATGGATATATTCCAAGTGCAAAAGAATGGGTGGATAATATTAATACACCCACAGAATGGATGATTAAAACACTTAAAATTGAAGACTGATGACAGAAGATGAATTTAATGAGTGGTTGTACAATTTAGAATTACAAACACTTACAGATGAACTTAAAGATGAGATAATGGAAAAAGTTCAAGATTTGATTACCTTTTTAAATATTAAATGATATGATTTTTAGCAAAGAAGAAACAAAGAACCTGTTGAACATGTTACGTTCTACAGATAATGAAAATGCTGTGGTGGCATTTGAAGCTCTTAAAGGAGTTGACACAGAAAAATATTTAGGTGAACTTATTGTATTATATAAATATGGTAAGTTATCTATAAAAGAATGGGAAACAGCATGTCCTACTTGTGAAATAGCAATTAGAAATGCTGTAACTAAATTTACTAAAGAAGAAGGTGCTGAGTTAAGCACTGGTTCTTGTCTATCAGCAATGACAGAAGGTAAAGCTAGTAATCAATCTATTGAACTTTTCATGGAATTGTTTACTGAAAATATGATTGGCTTCTTAGGTCAGATGGGTTATCCAGCTGAGAAATTTGAAGTTTCCATTAAACTAAAAGGAAATGACTAAACAACAAAGTCTTAGTAAAATATGTAAAGATTTAATGTTGAAAGAGCCCTATTACGGGTTCTTTCTCATTATGTTAAACAAGCTATGGGATGACAAAAGAGTCCCAACAGCTGGTGTAAGTAAAAATGGTATCAATTATCAGTTATGTATAAATGAAACATTTTGGATGAGTCTTAGTGAAGAACATAGACTAGGTCTACTTAAACATGAATTATTGCATATTGCATTTGGTCATCTTACTACATACTTTAAGTATTCAGATAAGAGACTAGCAAACATTGCTATGGATATGGAAATCAATCAGTATATTGATAGAACATGGCTTCCAGGAGCCGAGTTATCAGCTGATGGTTTTAATGCTCTTAAAACAGCTGTACAGCTTGAATTAGAATATGCTAAAGAAAATAATGCTACACTAGAGGAACTAAAAGCAATTGCTGATAAACTTCCGCCAAGAGGTGTAATGTTAGAAGATTATGCTGATCTAAATCTAGATATTAAAGCAGGTGCTAATTATTATTATGATAAGCTAAGAGAAGCTAAGGATAAGAAAGATCAAACTGGTACTTCAGGTGATTCTAATTTTGATGCTCTATGTGATCAAATGGATCAAGGAGATAATGATGGAATGCCTGATCATAGTACATGGGAAGACTTTGAGAATCTTACTGAAGCTGAGCAAAAGTTAATTGAAAAGCAATTGCAAAAAGTTTTATCTGATGCTAAAGATCAAACTATAAAGAAAAGAGGTACTATACCTGGTGAGATTGATGGTGTTATTAAATTAGATGAAATTACTGCAGCTAAATTTGATTGGCGCGGATATATCAGAAGATTTACCGGTGTTAGTTCAAAAGTTTATACTAAAAAGATTAGAAGAAAAGAGAATAGAAGATTCTCTGACAATCCAGGTCTTAAGATAAAGATGAAACAACACATGCTATTAGCTATTGATACTTCAGGTTCTGTAAGTAATGATGAATTGACTGAGTTTATGTCTGAGATACATCATATTTATAAAGCAGGAGTAGATATTACTATAATACAGTGTGATACTAGTATCCGTAGTATTGAATCTTATAAAGGAAAGAATGAACTTGAAGTTCATGGTAGAGGAGGAACACAATTTGATCCTGTCTTAGAATATTATAATGAACATCAGAGAGAGTTTACCAGTCTAGTATATTTTACAGATGGTGAATGTGATGCTTCAGTTAGACCTAAAGGTAATGTCCTATGGGTTATATCAGAAAGATCAGAAATGAATAATGATCTTCCGGGTAAAGTTATTAAGTTAGAATTATAAAAAAAAGAATTATGAGTCAAGTTCAATTAAATGTAGAAGAATTAAAAAGTTTTATTAAACACATGGTTAAGAATAACCAACATATCCAGACTGAAGGAAAAGTTCCTGTGGCTATTAATATTGAAGGTGATGCTGGTCTTGGTAAGACTTCAGCTATTATGCAGTTGGGTAAAGAGTTAAACATGCAAGTAGTAAAACTTAATTTATCTCAGTTAGAAGAATTAGGTGATTTAGTAGGTTTTCCTGTAAAAGAATTTCAAATCCAGAATGCTGAAGGGCAAACTAAATGGATTAATGAAGCACAGATTCAAGCAGCTCAAAAAGCAGGCTTTAAGATTGTAGATAAACGCATGTCTCATGCTGCTCCGGAATGGATTCAAGGTAAAGGTGAAGGTGGTTTCTTAGTATTAGATGATTATACTAGAGCTGATCACCGCTTTATGCAAGCAACTATGGAAATATTAGATAGACAAGAATATGTTTCTTGGAAGTTACCAAAGAACTGGCATGTTATCTTGACTACTAATCCAGACAATGGTGACTATAATGTTACTAGTCTAGATGTAGCTCAGAAAACAAGATTTATTTCTGTTGAGTTGAAGTATGATGTAAATGTATGGGCTAAATGGGCAGAACAAGCTAAGATTGATGGTAGATGTATTAACTTTATGTTGATGAATCCAGAACTTGTAACTCAAAGAGTTAATCCAAGATCTGTGACTACTTTCTTTAATGGTATTAGTTCTATTCCTAAGTTTGAAGATGATCTTCCGTTAATCCAAATGATTGGTGAAGGTTCAGTTGGTGTTGATTTCTCTAGTATGTTTACTATGTTTATTAATAACAAATTAGATAGAATTATATCTCCGGAAGATACCTTTACAAAAGATGAAGCTTATGTTATGGGAGCTTTAACAGGTGCAGTAGGTAAAGATGATGACTTTAGAGCAGATATCTCTAGTGTTATTGCTACCAGATTGATTAATTATTCATTGACTTATGCTGATACTAAACCAGTACCGGATGCAATGATTAATAGATTAGTTAAGTTAACTACTGACTGTGATGCATTTACAAATGACTTAAGATATTATATGGTCAAAGAGATTGTTAATGGAAACAAAAACAAGTTCTCTAAAATGATGATGAATACTAATGTAGTCAAAATGGCTGTACAATAAATTGTTTAACAGGGGAGGTAAAACTCCCCTTTTTAATTTTTAATTATGAATATATTACAAATAAAGTCTGGAATCTCAAGATATGACTATGTAAATGAAATTGGTACCGTATCATTTAGTATTAAATTACATGTAGGAGGTTTTGGACAAGATATTTCAGATGAGTTATCTTTGAATAAAATACCTTATACACCAACTAAAGGAGATAAAATTTTCTTTTTACCAAATGTAAATGTACCTAGAGTAAAGTTTAAAAATGTATGTGTTGAACACAATGTTAAAAATGTAAGAGACTTCAATCAAGCAACTGTATTTTTTGGTTCAAAGAAAAGTCTTAATGAAATGACTAGTACAAATTGGTTGTATAAATGTCCTATTAAAGAGTTTTTAGCATTTTTTGAATTGGTTAAACCAAAAATGGATGAGTATGATATAGAAAAGGTTGAAACATCTCTTGAATTTTATACTGAAGACCTCATTGCTGTTGATTATAATCTAAAAGAAATGATAAACAGTGAGCACTCAATTATTAAAGATGAGACTTTTGGTTATAGTGAAAACTTAATGATTGTCAAAGAAGAGTATCAAGAGCTTTACAAATTTTTACAAGATAAAACTATACTAGATGAATCTTCTGTAATTAATGTATTGAATGGTGAAGATGCTACTGAGATTGACAAAGTAATGTTTGATCATCTTTCTGAAATGTTAGATAGTTCTGATACTGATAATCATGTTCTTGCTATGGAAATCATGGCTAATTCTAAATATACAGAAAGTCTTATTTATCTAGAGTTATTGTTTTATAAGTATGCTTATAATATTAGTAGCTCAAAGACTAAGACTCATGTCAACTTTAAGTCTTTAATTAGTTATTTAGGTAAAGATAAAAACTATCTTGATACTGACATTGATAAAGTAGTAAACTCTTTAATAGATAAAGGCCAACTTACTTCTGATAATCTTGATATCTTATTGACTTATGCATCTAAAGATATCCAGAATAGAGGAGATAGCACATTCTTTACAGTAAAAACTATTTCTGTTGTTCCAGATCTTTTAGCTGAACTTAATAGTAACTATACTTATGGAATACAAGAAGATTTTGTAAACCCAGTATCTGAAATTCTAACTGTTGAAGAAGTTATTGAAGACATAACAGAAGAAATTCCAGAATCTGAGTTTGCAACTGAAGACAATTTTGAAGTTGCCAGTGAGGAAGAAGTGTCACATTTACTTTATGGAGTAGATAATGAAGACATAGAAGTTTCATTAACTTTAGAAGAGGAAGAAGAAGATGACACAGATGTATTAGAACCAGAAGCTGTTTCTGAAATTTCCGAATCTGAATTAAATAACAATCAAATAGACACAAATGGCACTCCAGATATTGACTGGTTCTGATGAACTTGAAGTTTTCTACAAGAAAAAGTTTTATTTTAGTTACAGTGGGATTAATAAGTTATTATTTTCCCCTGTAATGTTTTACAATCATTATGTGCTCAACCAAAGAGAGGACAGTACAGACGCGCACCTGGTAGCAGGGCGTGTTCTGCACTGTTTGTTACTTGAGGAAGAGAACTATGATAAACAATTTTTAACAATGCCTGGCAAGATCCCTACGGATAGCCAAAAAAAAATTATTGATAATATTTTCAGATATCACTTGACATTAGGAAATAATTCATTAAATTTGTCTGATTACTCTCAAGAAATACTTACACAACTTCTTACAGTTAACTTATACCAAGCTCTTAAAACTGATCAACAAAGAATTGACAAGATCTTAACTCAAGAAAACATTGATTATTTTGAATTCCTCAAAGCTAGTTTAGATAAAACAGTAGTTGATGAGCCAACATTAGCAGCATGCAGAATTTCTGTAGAAGTGCTTAGAGCTAATCAGGACATTAGAACACTGTTACAATTAGACAAAGATGAAGATGACAAAACCATTGAAGTTTTTAATGAGTTATTTATTAAGGCCGAACCAAGTGAACAAACATTTGGCTATCATGGAATGCTTGACAATGTTGTTATAGATCACAATACAAAAACTATCTTTATAAATGATTTAAAGACTCTGGGTAAGTCTATACAAGATTTTCCTGATTCTGTGGAGTATTATAGATACTGGATTCAAGCCATTATTTATATACAGCTGGCAAAGCATTACTTCTCAGCATTTAAGGACTACAACTTTGAAGTTACTTTTATAGTAATTGATAAGTACAATCAAGTTTATCCTTATCAAGTGTCTCAAGAAACACTAGTGAAGTGGAAGATTGATTTTGATCATGTAATAGAAAAAGTTACATGGCATTATAATAACAAAAGATATGATCTTCCATATGACCTAGCATTGGGTAATGTAAAATTGTAAAATTATGGGGTTAAATGCGCTTTACCGGAAATATTTCCAAAAGTCTAAGATATTTATGTATCCGCTCTTAGATATTAAAAGAGGTTCTTATGCAGTTCCAAGTGAAACTTATGTTAGCTGGGATAATAAGTATTCCTCTGAGGATGCTAAACTTGTTTGTGTATATCATACTAGTAATTCTCCTGAGTATATTCAATTTGAAAACAATGTACTTATGAAAAATACTAGACTTTGTGATTATATTGAAGTTGATAGTACAACAAGTGTATTTATATTTGATTTTTCTGATTTAAAAACTGATTGGGACCATTTTATTAATGGCAGATATAGTAAAATGAATGAAAAAATTAAGCGCAAAATTCTAAATTATTTTAATGATAATAGTGCAAATCATGTTTATGTAAATAGTTATTTATTTCCTGAAAAATACTATGGAGATTATGCTCTTTTATTAAATGTAGAGGTTAGTTTGCTAATAGAAGTTAGTGAACTATGTGAAAAGCCTGATGCAGTAAAAGAAAATCTACTTATTAAAGTAACAAATTTGGAAAATATAAAAATTCTAGATTAATTTGCACTATATTTATAAAAAAAACTAACAAAATGAGTGAAAAAACAATGATGCTTGTACAAGCTACATGGCAAGAAAGTCAAACTTTTAGAATGGTTCCTATTGATGCAACATGTCCATATGTGGAATGTATCTTTGATCCAGGTACAAAAGTATTTGTAATTATTTCTAAAATTAGAAGAACTTCTTTACAGATGCTTCCTAAGTTAGATGAGTATGGTCAACCAGCAATGGGTGCAAAAGGCCGTAAAGAAGAAAGACATAAAGTTGATGTATTTCAAGAATTCTATATTGAGCATGCAGATGCTATTAAAGATTTAGTAGAGTTATTTGCTATTAATGCAAAGACTTTTGACTATAATCAATTTTTAGGAACAGAAGTTCCTGCAGAAAAAACAAAGTAATTAAACTACAACTATATAAAGAAGGAGTGGTTTAACTGCTCCTTTTTTTATTTAACTAAATGGGGGAACAGCTTAACTGAACATCAATATTATGGGAAATGCACCATGGGGAATGTGTCGCTATTGTAAAAAGGAAGGTCCAGTATTAATAACTTATTTTAGATTTCCTATTACTTGTTCTTGTTGTAGTCCTACACATTCAGAAAGAGTTGAGCACTGTAATAACTGTGAGGCTAAAATGCCTTCTGAAACAAAAATCTGGATTGATACTAAGAAATTACTTGATCCTATACTTGAAGAACTATTTAAAAAAGTACCATGAGAACTCACTGGGTAATGGATTATTTGTGATTATAAAAATTATTAGTATTTTTATAGTCATGAAAACATGTACAAAATGCAAAATTGCTCAGCCTAATGAGTGTTTTAGGACTGATAGAAGTAGAAAAGATGGTTTACATTCACATTGTAAAACCTGTTCTAATAAGCATATGCTTGATTATTATGCAAAAAATCCTGATAAATGTAAGGCAATTGCTAATAAGGCTTATGTAAAAAATAAACATAAACATATCTTGAGAAGAAAAGTATACTCATGGAATAAAACCTATGGTATTGATATTACTCATGATATTTATTTACAAATGTTAGAAGAACAAGGTCATAGGTGTGCTATTTGTTTAACTCTTGACACAGACCTTGATAAGTTATTATCAGTTGATCATTGTCATACTACAGGAAAAGTAAGAGGACTGTTATGTAATAACTGCAATCTTGCTTTGGGTAATTTTAAAGACAACATCCATAGTTTAGAAAATGCAATTAAATATTTAAAAAATGAATAGAGACCGCACACATTGGGTGATGGATTTCGAGACCTTATCCAACTGTTTTATAGCCTGCTTTGAGGATATTAAGTCTGAACATCAAGAAGTATTTGTTATACATGAAAGTAGAAATGATCTAAAAGAATTCCTAAACTTTCTTGATACTAATATTGTACAAGATGAATGGCATGTAAGTTTCAATGGTCTAGGCTTTGATAGTCAAATAACACAATATATCTTAAATAATGCATATGAACTGTTAAATATGACAGCTGAAGATGTAGCTAAATTTATTTATGGAAAAGCACAAGAAGTAATTTATAGACAAAACAATGGAGAATTTTTAGAGTTTAGACCCCGTGATATCCAAATTAGACAGGTAGATGTATTTAAACTTAATCACTGGGATAATCCAGCTAAGAGAAGTTCATTAAAGTGGATTCAGTATACTATGGATTGGAAGAATATCATTGATATGCCCATACACCATACTACTAAAATTGAGAGTTCACAAATTCCAATGATAATTACATATTGTATTAATGATGTTAAGTCTACTAAACAGATAATGAAGTTTAGTAAAGATCAGATTGCTTTGAGAAGAACTTTAACTGAAGAATACAACATTGATTTATTCTCTGCCTCTGAGCCTAGAATTTCTAAAGAATTATTTTTACATTTCTTAAGTAATCAGACAGGAATTAAAAAATACCATCTTAAGCAAATGAGAACTCATAGGCCTAAGATTGTAGTAAAAGATATTATACTACCTTATATTGAATTTAAGACAGCTACATTTCAAAATCTTTTAAAGAAGTTTAATGAAGTAGACATCTATCCAGGTGAGACTAAAGGAGGATTTAAGTATTCTATTCAGTACAAAGGAGTGAAAACAGATTATGGCTTAGGTGGTATACATGGTGCTAGATCTTCTAAGGTTTATGAATCTGATAAAGACATGGTTATTATGACTTCTGATGTTACCAGTTTCTATCCTAATCTAGCTATTAGAAATAAATGGGCACCAGGACACTTACCACAAAAAGATTTTTGTGATTTATATGAGTGGTTCTTTGAAGAAAGAAAAAAGATTCCTAAATCTGATCCAAGAAATTATGTGTATAAGATTATCTTAAATTCAACTTATGGTTTAAGTAATGATGAACATAGTTTTCTATATGATCCTGAGTTTACTATGAGAATTACTATTAATGGTCAGTTATGTCTAAGCATGTTATATGAAATGATTTGTGAAGAGATTCCGGGTGCTATGCCGATTATGCAAAATACAGATGGTCTTGAGACTTTAATCCCAAGAGAATATGTAGATAAGTATATGGAGATATGTGCGCGCTGGGAAAAACAAACATTACTGCAGCTTGAGCATGACACTTATAGTAAAATAATCTTAGGTGACGTTAATAACTATATTGCTGTTACTGAAGATGGAAAATCTAAGTGTAAAGGTAGATTTGAGTATAAAGATTTAGCTCTTCATAAAAACAAGAGTTTCTTAATTATACCTAAAGCTATACATGCATACTTTGTAGAAGGTGTTAAACCTGAAGATTATTTAGCTGAGAACCAAAACATATTTGATTATTGTGGTGGTGTAAAAATTAAAGGTGATTGGACATTTCATCAGCATACTGTTGTTGATGGAACTTATACTAATACTCCTTTACAACATACAATAAGATATTTTGTATCAGACAATGGATCTAAAATAATTAAAACTAATAATAGTGATGGCAGAGAAATCCAGGTAGAGGCCGGGAAATGGATGCAAACTATTATGATTGACTATGAAGAGAAAGTATTTTCTGAATATAGAATCAATCAAAAATATTATTTAGAAAATATTTATAAAGAAATTAGGTCTTTAGAACCTATTAATAACCAATTAAAATTATTTTAAAATGCCAAAGAAAATTCAAGATTGCACAAAAGCAAGTTTAATAGATATAGCTCTTCCCGTACATGGGGACAGCTATACTGTTATTAGTCATGAATCAGTTATGGATATGTCAGCTACTGCTCTTACTAATGCAGGATTTAGTATTGCTGATGAGGAGTACAGAGCTACTGCCGATGGAAATATTGCTCAAGCAATTTATAGATTAACCTATAATAATGATCCTGAGTTATCAATGATGTTTGCTTGGACAAACAGTTATAACAAACAAGTAAGATTTAAATGTGGTGTTGGTGCTTTTATCAATAAAACAGGAACCGTAATGGTTTGTGGAGATATGGGTAACTGGTCTAGAAAACACACCGGAACTGCAGATGAAGAAACATTGAATACTATTACTGATCAAATTGCTAATGCTCAAATGTATTATGATCAATTAGTTAGTGATAAAGAAGCAATGAAACAAGTACCAATGACTAAAAGAAAACAAGCTCAAATGCTTGGTATTTTATTTGCTGAGTATCAAATTCTTACTACAGAACAAGCTAGTGTAATTAGACAACAAATGGATAAGCCTACTCATGTATTTGAAGAGAGTGGTTCCTTATGGGCATTCTATAACTATGTAACTTTAGCTTTACAGATTTCTCATCCTAAGACTTGGATGGAAGATCAAAGAATATTACACTACTTTATTTCTAGTATTAATAACTTTGCACAGGCTCCAGCAGTTGTTGTTGTTCCTGTAGTAGAAGAGGTAGTTGTACCGGTTGTCTATTCAGATCCTAATCAAGTTAGTTTGTTAGATCAGATTGCTGATATGGAAGCTGATATCATAGATGAAGATATCAGATATGCTGCAAATGATGAACAAGAGGTCATTGATCGTAATATTACGATAGATGAAGTAATGCAATATACTGATGCTGCAGGTAATACTTTTGAAGCACCAGTAGTTCCTCCTTGTGCTGGACATGATGCTGAGACTGTGAAAGATTTGGAAGAAGAAATATTACTAACTGAAGTAGAAAACTTCTTTGAAGAAGTAGATCCTCAACCAAGCTTAGAACCAACACCAGAAGAATATGAAGAAGCTAATCTAGATCTTATTCAACCTGTTATAGAACCGGTTATAGAAATGGAAGAAGCTAATTTTGATTTAGACTTTACTTCTGTTGAAGATGAAGATGATGATGTAGCATTTGAATTTTAATATTTACTAATAAAAGGGGTAGCATATGTTACCTCTTTTTTTTTAACTTTGTTATATGAAAGATAAAGAATGGTCAGGATTAGAAAAAGTTCCAGATGAATTATTAATTCAAACATTAAGAATTGAATTAGGTAAACAGAATGCATATATTGTTGAGTTAGAAGAAGCTGTTAAGTTAAAACAATCTGAAAAAGATGCAGTGATTATGAAAATGAACTATAAAAACAGTTTATTAAGTAAAGAAACTGAAAAATTAAAGTTAATAAATAAAGATAATCTTAATAAGATAGTAGACTTAACAAAAAGAAATGAGTTACTACACAAACAATTAATGCAGTTATTAAAACAAACACGCCCATGAAAAAACAAATTGAAGCAGTAGAAAAGTTCCATAATGCATTTGGACAAGATAATGGTACATATCCAAGACCTTTAACAAAAGATGAGTATGATCTTAGATATAAGTTAATGGCTGAAGAAAACTATGAATACTTAGAAGGATGTGAATCTAATTCTTTAATAGAAATTGCAGATGCTTTGGGAGATCAGTTGTATATCTTATGTGGTACAATCCTAAGACATGGTATGCAACATATTATAGAAGATGTATTTGATGAAATCCAAGCAAGTAATATGAGTAAGTTAGGAGAAGATGGTAAACCTGTATTAAGAGATGATCTTAAAATTCTAAAAGGTCCCAATTACTTTAAACCAGACTTAACTAAATTTATTAAAGTTGATTAATTATGTCTGAAGAAATCTCACAAGATTTAATAACTTATGTTACTTTACTGTCTGCAATGCAGGTTGTACAAAATTGTGCTCTTGAATTAGAAGGTACTGTTTATCAACAAGGTAAAGTCAAAGTTAAAATTAGAGAAGCTATTAATGCACTGACTCAAGTTAATGATAAGAGAAAAAGACAGATGTGGGATAATGATCCTGAAACAGCACCAACTTTTATGCAAGCTATTGTTATCATAGGAGAACAATTAGCAAAAGGTGACGGTACAGCTTTAGCAAATATTACAACATTAACAAGACAAGGAATAGATTTATCTAAATATAAACTAGTAGAAATTGAAGATGGAACTGCTGAATACACACCCAATTAAGAAATCTGATTTAGGTTTTCATGGAAATTTATTTGGAGGTAAACTTTTAGCATGGATAGATGCTGCAGCTGCAGGATACTCTATGCAATTATGTGATACCCCAAGAATGGTTACTGTGTCTATTGATAAGTGTAATTTTGAAAAACCTGCAAGAGAGAGTCAATTACTTAAAATCTATGGTTATCCAACTAGATTAGGTAATGCATCTGTAACTTTATATATGGAGGCCCGTGCTCACAATGTATATACAGGGAAGCAGGTTTTAGTATTAAAAACACAAATTACTTTTGTACATATAGATGAAGAAGGTAATCCTATTCCAATTGCAGAAAAGGGTAGAAAAAGAATACAAAATTTAGTTGAAACACAAGAAAAACATGAACAAAGCAACTCTTAAAAAACTATTAATAGAAGCATACATGGCTGGTGCTGAATCAATGTATTGTGGGTGTTATGAAAGACCTACAAAAGATGATGCTAGAACTTGGCATGATGACTATTTTGGTATTGAAGAGATAGAAGATTGTGAATGTTGTGAAGAAGATGAATAAACTATGATTTGGTATATAATTGAAAAAGAAAACAAAAATATTTATCCAAATTTAGTAAGAGGAAATGTATTTGTTAGTAGAGGTTGGGGTAATGGTTATGTAGCTGTACCACCAACACATCCTGCATGTAAAATGGATTATCATAATATGTTATATGATATAGATGTACACGGAGGAATTACATATTTTGATTTTGGAGATGGTGTTAATGCACCAAAAGATTGGTGGGTGATTGGTTTTGATACTAGTCACTACAATGACAGTATTGAAAAGTGGCCAAAAGAAGCTGTAGAAGCTGAAACAAAAAAATTATTTTGTCAATTACTTGACATAGAATTAGGGGAACTGTAATGGTTCCCCTTTTTTTTTCTTACCTCCCTTGTGAATTATATTTCTTTTGATAATTCTTAGAGCTCTTCATTTTAGAAGATTTAGTTTTAGCATGTACACCCGGCCTAGATACTTTAGGCTTAGTGTAAATTTTGATTGTTGTTGTTGCCTTTGCCATTGTTTACTATTTATTGTTTAACTTCTAAGATTTGTGAAAACTTCATTTTTCTTAATTGCCCATATTGGACTGTAGTTTTTACCAGATACTCCAAATATACTTGCTAAATGATTCCACAATTTGTAATTACCTTCTTCTTGCCATGAGTAAGGTCCTACTTCTTGTTTATAAATAGCTTTATCATTACCTGTTACTATATAAGCTAAATCCATAAATATTTTTTGATACAACTCTAATGTTGGACCCATAACAATACTACTAGTACTACTAAAATCTAACCAGTCTGCAGCTCCTAATCCAGGAAGAGGTATCATTGTACTATTTTCTTTTTGTACCATGATGATTTGATAAAGCATATGATTAGCTAACCAACCTACATTACCATATTTCTCTTCTCTTTCTTTTAACTTTTTAAACCTGTCTTCATCATCTCCTTCAAAACCAAATAACATTGTAATTGCTATAGTAGATAAAGTCAATAGCATTCCTTCCATCATGATTTTATAAAAAGCAGCTTTTTCATCTTTAGTCATTACTGACCAATACTTACCAACACTTTTTGTTAACTGATAACCATTTTGTAAGAAAGTAATATAAGAACCTCTAGTAGCTTCATCTAAATCCCAATCCCATACTTTACCTCCAAAGTTTCCTTTAGATGTATCCATTTGAAATCTTGATAAGAACATACCTGTAGCAAACTTTCTAGAGAATGATACAACATCATACCATAGATTTTTTTCTGCTGTTGGAGAATCTATTGCTGACATACTACCATTAAGTTTTTTGTTAGCACTAGCCATTCTAAGTTTCATCATATTAAACTTAGTGTTTCTAGAAATGATTAAAGATTTACCTTCTTCAACAGTATCTGCTTTAGTAATTTTATTTTTTAATTTTAACTCTTCTACAGTCATATTGTATTTTTTAGCAATAGACTCTAGAGTCTCACCAGTTTCTACAACATGATCAATATAGTTCATTCCCCACTCAGGATTGATACCATCTTTTAATTTAGCAATACCATCATCACCTGTTTCAAATGCATCAACATATCTTATTTGTTTAACAGTACCGTCTGGTTGAACTTGGTCTACCATTTGCCAATCCATTAAACTGAATCCTATTTCTAGAGCTCCTTGTACCTCAGTTAATTTTCTATCTGAATACATCCATGCTCCATCAAGTAATTGTTTAATTGCTGTATTAGTATGAGATTTTTTAGCATCCTTTTTAGTTTTACCTGGAGACATATCAAATGCATCCATTAACTGCATATCTAAACTTTTAATACCTGTTGTATAATTACCAGATGTAGCATATTCAAATACAGCTTTAGTAGCTTTAATTTGTCCTCTTGCCATTGACGCAAAACTAATGTGTTTGCCTCCAGCAGTAAAAATTAATTTTTGAAAGGTCATCCCACCCTTATTCTTAATAGTAGATGTTGGATTTAAATTATAGAAAGCAAAACTAGCAGCACCCATAGATTTTCTAACTAACTTAGAAATAATAGGGTTTTCTTGTTGGTACTCACTAACATTTTCACCATACCATGTACGGGCAATAAAATCTTTAGCAAATTGTAACTTATTATTAGTATCTCTTTTTAAGAATACTGCAGCTTTGTCTTGAGCTCTAGATAATTTACTACTTACTCTATCTAATCTATCTAATGCATTATCAGGATCTCCTAATACATCAACTACTGCATTAGCTGTTGATTGTGTATCAAGCAATACTTTTTGAAGATCTAAAGAGTTCATATAATTTAACTCTGAAGTAATTACATCTTTAGAAACAGAATTAAGATTCATTTTATATAAACCAGCTACTGGAACTTTTGGTAAAGCCTTACCTTGTAAATCTGTTGGTACATATAAAAACTTAGGATCAAAATTAGCTTGTCCAATTTCAACATCATCAGCTGCTCTAGTAACAGAAGCTTTTAAAGCATCACTTACTGCACCAACTTTATCTTTTGCATCACTTGCTAATTTACCAGATTGACCATATTCAAGGTTAGTATTAATTCTAAATCTTGCATAATCAAGATATAATCTTGATGCATATGGAGACTTTTCTTGGTTAATTAATCTTTGTTTTTTAATAGCTTCTAATAATTTAAATTCAGCAGAGTTAGCTTTCTTCATCTCATAGTACTTCTCATTCATATATTTACTGAATGGGCCTCCTAATGGTTGTTCCTTTGGTAAAAAGTTACCACGGTTATCAATATGCTTACCTACTTCTAATTTAACTTTACCAGTTTTTGGATCATATCCTGTCTTATATTCATTTTTAATTGTTGAATATGAATATTTCCCAATAGGAATACCATCAACTGCTATTTCTAAACCTGTACTAGGATCAGTTAATGTTGTTTTTTTATAATGACTTGGATTAGTTGGTTTAGATACTGTCCATGCTTTAGTTCTAATGTTAGCTGTTTCATAAACAGCTTTACCTTCATTAAATACTTCTTTCTCAACATGATTTCTATCAAACCATTCTGCAAACTTTGGATTTGCTTCTTTTGCAACTCTAAGGTTTTCTGAATTTACCCAACTATCTGCAGTTTCTTTAGTTATAAGTTCTATATCAGTGTCACCTAACATTGCATTAAATGTAGTAATATAGTAATCAGTAGGTTCTGTATATGTTAATTCAGCTAATTTTTTAAATCTACTTCTTAAATAAACAATTTGTTGTTCAGATAAACCAAATGCAGTTTTATTACTTATAAATGATTGATATTCAGCTTTTTGAGCATCAGTCATTTCTGAAGCTTTTCCTAAAGCAATTATCTCATCTTCATAATATCTTAATTTTTTAGCTTCATCTTTAGATAAACCTGTAGCTCTATCAAACTCAGCATTGTATTTTATAATCTCTTCTTCAATATCTTTTAATCTATTAAGAGATTCATTACCAAGTTCAGCACCATTAGGTTCACCGTCTTTGTCAGTTACTCTATTTGTAATACTGTATCTTTGCTCATATAAGCTAGCTAGTTTTTTAGATATTTCTGCACCTTTAGCTTTTTCATTAATAGCATTAATTTCTGCTAAAGTCTCAGTTTTTTCTTGATAGTACTCATCAGTATAAGCCACTCTTGTATTCTTAGCTAAGAATTTTTTAATCTCAGCTTCATATCTTTCAGGATTATCATCTTTAGTAATACCTAAACTTGCTAACTCACTGTTTACAAAGTGATCAAAATCATTTTGAAACTTCTTTGTATCAGGATTAGATTCATAAAACTTTCTTGACTCTTGTCTATAAAATCTTCTAACTAATACTTTTTGTAATTCAACTCCTTGTTTATAATTACCATCTGCATCATACAAATTATATAAGTTATTATACTTTACTTTTGCCTCTGCTGAAGGTGTAAACTCAAGTAAGTCATCTAATGAAGTAAACTCAGAAGAATTACTATAAGTAGCAAGATCATCTAGTGCAGCTTTTCTTTCATTAAATGCTTCTAAAGATATATCTGCAGAAATGGTAATATTTTTCTTAGTTGTAGGATCATATACTGTATTAGATTGTAACCATATATCCTGTACTTCATATACTTCATCAGTAAATCTTCTTATTTTATAATCTCTTTCAAAATCTCTCATTGCTTGCATAGCAGCTTTAATTTCTGCTTTATCACCTTTCAGTTTAGCTTTTTTGAGATTACCCATTAATTGAGCTTGAGCAAATTCCCAATTCTTAAATTTATCAATATAACTATAAGCTTGATATGAAGTAACATTACCTTGTTCATCAATAATACCTTTCTCATCTTCAAACAATAACATGTCTGCAAGTTGATTTGTATTATTAGGATTCCAGTTAACAGCAGTTAATAAAGGTTTTAAGTTCTCTACAAACTTCATTTGTTCTTGTTGACTAAGAACCTCAGCATCTGAAATTTTATTTTTCATTGCTTTAACAAATGTACCAAACAAGTCATTAATATTTCCTGTTGGTGTAAATGTAGCACCTGCTAAACTAAGATCTCTTACATGCCCTCTTAGATATTCATCTACTGTTTGCTCTGTAATTTTATTGTTATTGTATTGTTTAATCTCATTGATTATATTTTTAGCAAACTTGGTTGGTTTTCTTGGTAAATTAAAATCAGATTCAGAAATAGCTCTAATGTTATCTACATCTAATTTTTGAAATAGATCATCCTTAAATACATTTATCTCATCTTCAGTAAACCCATCTGCTTTAAGTATAAGATCAATTTTATCAGATAAATCTTTCTTTACATTTTCTTGCATAGAAATACCATTAGCAAGAATAAAGTCTTTAACATAATTAAAAGATAATACTTTTGCTTTATCTATATTTCTATCCATAAGTTCTTTAATAGATAGAATCTCTTTACTTAATTTATTAGAAGAGTCCATATCTAACTCATTCAATACATCTTTTAAGAACTTAGACTCTCTTTCCATATACTGTTTAAAGTATTGGATTTTTTGATTACCTTCTTCTGTTAAGTATTCTTTGGATGCTTTGATATCATTAAATATTTTTTCAATTTTTCTTGCAAACAACATTAACTCAGATAAACTATTAATGAATGCTAAAGATCTTACATTTAAATCTGCCTCATCTACTACTAATGAATCAAGCAAATCTTTTAATTCATCATCTGTTATATCTTCATCTACAGTTTTATATCCTTTAACATAATCTCTGATCAATCTAATATTTGCTGCAGCATCTTTACCTAAGCTTTCTTTAAATTTCTTAGGAGAATTTCTTAACTCATTTAACTGGAAAGACATTTCAGTATGAAACTTGTTAATGATATTAATGATTTGTTTAGGTTCAACAGCTTTAAGTTCTTTTAAGAACTGATCTGTATCTTTACTAAACTCAGCAAACATATTTGTTTGATAATTTATATCTTGAATAACAAAGTCTTCATTAAGCATCATGTCTACCAACTGATCTCTTGTTGTCTGACTACTTAAATTTTTTAAGGTTACTTTCTTTGTAAGAGCTTGAATAACTTTTTTAATTGCAAACAAAAGATTTTCCATAAACTTATCAAAAGCAGTATCTGAAGTTTTGATACCTGATAATTTTATTTCAGCATCTAGTTCAATTGCAGTCACTAAAGCTTCTTCTCTGTATCTATCAGAACCTTCTTCTAATTCAGGATACCTTTCATTAACTCTATTCAATGCTTCTCTTCCTGTCACAGTACCTGTTAATCTAGCATATAAACTATCAAATAACTTAGGATTTTGAAAAGCAATTGCTTTAATTAATGGGTGAGCAAACTCATGAACTACTGTATTAGACTTAAAATTACCTTCAATAAAATAAACTCTATTAGCATAAAAGAATGCAGATACAGATGGATCATATGGTGTAGGTGTAAGCTCTAGTATTAAAGCTGCTTCTGCAGGTGTAACTATACTATAGTCAATACCAAATGCTTTTTGATATTTATCTCCTAGTTTTGAAGCAATTTCATAATCTCTAGCTTGTTCAAACTGTCTTTTAATAAAGTCTTCTTCTGAATCAATATTATTTATTTCAGCAGATCTAGCTTCATTTTCAGTCTTACTTGCTTCAGCCATTTCTAAAGCAAGCTCATTAGCATAAAACTTATCAATCAAATCTTTACTAGCATATGTTGTAACATCTAGAGTATCACCAATGATAAGTCTAGCTGCTTCATATCCATACTTCCTATTAACATTTTTAATGAGAGTTTTAGCATTAGCTAATGACATATTCATTGCTGGGCTAGCTTCATTAAATATAAGTTCGTTAATGAACTGAGTTATTTTATTTACACAAGGCATAATACTAATTATAATTATACTTAAATATACTAATTTTTATTGACAATCTGTTGATGTTCTTGGTATTCCAGGCAAACCTTCAGGAGCATTTATTTCAAAATTTATATTATCTTGCTCTTGTGCTGCCATATTCATAGCGTTTACATAGTCACTTTCTTCTTGAAGTATGTTAGTAGCTACTGCAAAAGCTTGATCATAAACTGAATCTCCTTTATTTATTTTAAGTAAATTTAAGATGTGGTCAACAATCTCTTGTAATAAGTTGCTATACTTTTTAACATCAATAGGTGCTAGTTCTGAAAGTTGTTTAATGAACTTAGCATCTGTAAACAAAGCTACAAAAAATTCATCAATTGTATAATTAGCATAAGGTCCTGTTTTTGCAGATACATCAAAAGCTCCTAATTGTTGAATACTATGTTCATATAACTTTTGGAAATCTTTATTATAGTTACCACCTTTTCTTAAAGCTTTATATGATAATGCATGTAAGATTTCATGTAACAATAATGTTTCTGCACTACCATTGTTTACATTAGCAAACTCTGCTATTCTAACTCTATTGGAATAGATATCATAGTATGCATTACTAGTAAAACCATCAGTTACTTCAAAATTATCAACATCTTCTAAAGCTATGTCAGCATTATTTATATTAGAAAACTGATTTAAGTGTTTAGCTAATGTACTTAGAGGATGATTAGATTTACTAATAGCTCCTAATACTTCAGACAATTTTTTAACTTCTGAGTTTTTAAAGTATTTTTCTCTCAAGTTTACATCTGGTCTATTAACAATACCTTGTGTACTAATTTGACTTGGTTGAATAGAATTAGCTACAAAGTTTTTAAATCCTTCTATATCTTGTTTAGTACCTAATTCATAAGTTTGATTTTTTAATTTTATAACTGCTTCAAAACCTTCTATATTTTTAAATTCTGGTTTTAAATCTCCAGAATAAGCTAAATCAGCTTCTTCATATGCTGCTATGGTATCATAACCTTTAGGAAAATTACTTCCTTCAGGACTAGATAGGGTTGAGTCAACCCAAATATTATTTGCATTTATTATTAAAACATGTTTTTTAATTTGATTTATACCTAGCCTTTTACTTTTATTTTTAATAATGTCTTTCCATTGATTAGGATCTTTACTTATCCAAATACCTTTTACCCTACCTAAGTCATCTCCAAATTGTTCAGATATTTGTGAACCTGCAGACCAGTGATAAACAATATCTTTAACTTTACTATCCGGAAATATACCATCAAGATATTGTGAGTATTGCTGAGGTGTTCCAACATTAGCTAATTCTGGGTTAGATTCAAATAATACTGACACACCTTCTTTAACACTAGTAGAAGGTTGAGTAGTAGAAACTTCTTCAGTAACTTTAAGACCTTTTCCTTCTAACATAGCCGCTGCTTCTTCTTGAGACATAATATCTACTGGTGTTGGTGTAGTAGGTTTATTGTATGCCTCCGGAGATGATGTATAATCTTTAAAAGTTTTAAAGTTCTGAGCAAGTAGTTTATCAAATATAGTATTTAATGTTGCTTCATTTAATTGCTTATTCATAAAAATTTCAGAAGCTGTTTGCATAACTTCTATGAAATTATCATAAGGTAATGCTTCATTAAATCCATTTTTACTATAACCAATACCATGTTGATATATTGCAATTAATGGCAACATTTCAAACATCTTGCTTATCTTTCTATTTTCTATAGGATCAGAAACTTTCTTAACAGTCTCATCCGCCAAGTCTTTTAGATTTTGATAATAGATTTCAGCAGTATCTCCATCTTTTAATGAACTAACATCATTTAATGAAAGTACACTTTCTTTAACATTAGGTTTAGTAAATTGAGATATGATATTATATTTACTTGCTAAAATAGGATAATCATTTATCATGTTTAATAGCATGTTAGTATAAGAATCATTATCCATTCCTGTAATAATCTTTCTATTAAATGCATACACAAGTGCTCTTTGATTAATATAAGCTAAGTAAGCTTGTTTATCATCTTTAAGAAACTCATTAAATCTTAAATAGTCTTTATCTTCTTTAACTGATTCTGGACTGTATAAATCTTTTTGAATAGCTCTTTCAAATACATATTTAAAATAAGCTGATTCTGTATTGAATAAGTTTATAGTATTACCAAAACCTCTTAAGCCTTCACTATTATAGTTACCAGGATTTGTATTAGAAGCAGCATATAACTCTTCAGCATATTCTTTTTCTAATCTTGCCTTATCAATATAAAGTTTATTATCAATTATTTCAGCACCCTCTTTAGCACCAGCTTTATTAATAACTTCAATTCCTTTATAGTATTTAGGCATACTAGTTATTTCTCCTGACTCATCTATAAAATTAGACATGTAATTTTGGAAGATATAATTAGGAATAGCATTTTTAAAAGAAGTAATAAACTTTCTTGTACCATCTTGATCTGTACCAAATGCTTTTGTTATACTAGAAGAATTATTTTTAAGTCTATCTAAGATATAATCAGTAACTACATCATTGTTTCTTAATTTAAACACCGGGGCTACTAAATCTCCTATGATTTTATTATTATAGAAAGAACCTAATACAGAGTTTAATAATTCATTTACAGAACCTTTCTCTAAAGTAGATAATGCAGCAGCTTCATCAAAAGCTACATTTCTTCTTATAATCTCTTGTAAAGTTTTAGATGTCTTAGTATCTGGATTAGCTACAAACTTTAATGCATTGTAACCTCTTGTAGATTTTTCTAATTCTAAAAAGTGTAAGAACATTGCTATTGCTTGATCTTTATATTCAGGAGCTTCGGGATTTTCTATAAGCATTCTCATTGAAGTCTCATCAAATAAACCTTCATCATTTAATACTCCTTGTTTAGCTACAGCATCATTAACAGATTTAAAATATGTTTTATTAGTTATTTTTTTACCTGCTTGAGAAACTCCAAATTTAGTAAGAGCATTTGTTGCAGCTGTATATTTAACAAAACTTTTACCAAAATTTTCTTCTACAGTTCCTGTAATTTTAGCATAAGCACTTTTAAGTTTACGTTGTTCTTTAGCATACTCTCTTACAATTGGATTAGAAACAAAATATATAGCTTGTTTTCTTGGGACTCCGGCTTTTAATAAAAAAGTAATCATTGGAATCATTTCATAATTCCCTTGTATAAAGAATATCCATGGATTTTTTTCAACATCCACAGCACCATTCATCATTTGTGAAAACATTTCACCTATGTTGTCAAGTCCATCAACAGTATCTACACCTGATAAAGAAATTCTACCATCTTCTGTTTTGTTATGAGGTAAAAATAATCTCATTTCAAAATCAGTAGTCCCTTCTTTATTTCTGTTTAAATCTTGGTCAAACTCTAAGTTTTTATATGTTTTAGGTAATGATAAACCAATTGAATTCATAACTGGATGTAATGAATTTTCTATTGCTAACATACCTAATACTCTTTTACCAATCATGTTTACCTCATGGTTATGTAAGTTATAACCTACCTCAAGAGTTTTTGTTGGACTGAAACCTGGAGTTTTTCTATTGAAGTTACTGAATCTATCATAACTAGTAACATACTTTTCTAATTCATCAGCAATATCATCTTTCATTAAGTATGTATCATTTGGTCTTACCAGTGATGCATAATTATCAGATAATTCTAAGATACCAGAAATAGCCATGATAAGTTCATTTTCTAATGCAGCTTTTTGATTTTTAATTAAGCCTTTACCTACATTTTCATTTTCAACACCATCTAACTTCATTGACAATTCATCATTACTTAATCCTGTTTTTACAAAATTTCCATAAGAATCAATTGCAGGCATGAATGTAGTCAATTTATCAACGTCAAAATCAGCTCCTGATTTAGCAACAATCTCAGTTGGAGGAATGATAATATTTCCAGCAGATGGATCTAAGAATTCATAAACTTCCATAAATTCCATAGAGTTTAATCCTTGTACTGGAATACGTACAGCAGCTAAAGTAACTGACTTTCTGTTATCAGCTATATCTAACCATGCATCTTCTTTAATCATATCATTTAATCTTGCTCTTGTAGCAATCGGTTGACCATCTAAAGCATTAAGTTTAAGCAAGTTAGAGAAATCACCTTGTAAAGCAATAGCAACTTTCATTGCATTTGTTTTACCTGTGTTTGCATCTTTATTATAAAAAGGTAAGTTATTAGTACCTAAGTACTTCATAATCTCTTCTTTAGTACCTTTTTTAAGTTTAGTATCCCAAAGCCCATTTGACATTGAACTAGCAACTTGTACTAGAGCCTCACCTTTAACTTTTTGTTTGATTAATCTTTTTTCAATTAAACCTGTAATGATAGCTTCAATTTGATCTGCTACTAAGTGTAAAGATAAATCTGTTTTAATTGTAGTATCTCTATTTAAACCTATAAATTCAATTAAGTGCTCAGGTATATTTCTTCTACCTAATTCTCTTTCTACTACTTCTAAAAACTTACTGATGTTTCCTTTATAAGTACCAGTTTCTATATCATATTCATAATCAACTTCTTGTAGTAACTCCATTTTCAATAACTGGCTATAAGAGTCTACAGCTTTTTCATATCTTTTAACTGCAGATTCATTAGCATCATTAATGATTTTTTTATCCTTATACATATCTTTTAAGATAAGTTTTCTTAACTGAGTTGAGAATACAGTCTTATTTTTATATGCATTAGGTACATTAGTTACATTTTTAAGATACTCTAAGTAAATTGTATTAGGAGTAAAAGTTATATCAGCTTTTAATTTTTTCTGATCACCAACATATATTTCATCAGCTACAGGATCACCATCTTTATTAACTGCAGAAGTTACACTACCTACTTTAGAACCCGTTTGGAATGTTACATATTGAATGTTTTTATCAATCATTTGCAAATGTAAAGACTCAAGATCTGATCCTGCAATAACATTAGGGATTAATGGAAATAAAGCAAACTTATGCATAGCTGTAATAGGTAAACCTATTTCCTTATTTGCTAAAGGTCCATAGTTTTGTAATTTATATACTGGGAAAAATTCTTTTATGTCAGATGCTTTTACTTCTTCTCCATTTTTAATTTTTTGGAATAAGATCTCTTGATCATTTGACCATGAATTTTCTAGATATTTTAAATTTCTATATGCATCAAAACTAATATAACCTTGACCATCTCCTTCTTCCATATCTACATACTTAGCAATCTCAATTGCAACTCTACGTTTTATCTCAGCTTCTTTATTAGGATCTTTAGAAGTAGCATATCTTTTAGTATACTCATCTGTTAATCCTTTTTCAATTTCACCTAAATACTCTGAAGTTCTTTTTATGTCTTGTACAATTGCTGTATTGTATGTACCATTATAATTTATAGTAGGCTTGTTATATTTTTTTGCATAAGAAGTTTCACTTAAGAAAGAATTTACAAAATTTCTTGCAGCAACATCTGTTCTAAAAGCGCGTCCTCCAGAAGTTGAACCTGTATTTCTTTTATGTAGTTCTTGTTTAGCATGATTATATTGTGCTATATCTCCATAAAATAAAACAGCTGTTTCAAAGTTTTGAATCCATGAATTATAAGTATATACTTCTACAAGTTTTTTCTCAATCTGATCTTCTGGAGTATTAAGACTTTTCATTTTATCAATCAACTCCGGATCAATAAACTTTAACTCTTGTAAATTATTATAATTGACTTTACTTTGATTATCAAAATAACTTCTTACCTGGTTTCTTAATGTAGTTGCTAAAGGATTATTTTGAGTTCTTATGTATGTTCTTAAGTCAAATGATTCATTGTTTGCTATAGCAGCATCAATTGCTTTATAAATTAATTTTTTTGTATCATCTTCAATAATATCATCAAATGCAGTAAAGATTTCTCCAGCCATAAAACCTCCTTCAACTTTTCTATTGTATCCTGCATATTTAGAATACTCAGTCTTGTTCTTTCTAAATTTATAAATTCTTTCTGCTTCCCCTTCAATGTAAGGTAAAAAGTGAGTTAAGAATGCATAATCATAAGCAGTACCATCAACAAACATATCACTGTCAACCCAAAGATAATTATCAAATCCTGATTTATCTGGAGAACCAATAATACCACTATCTATCTTAACACCAAATGCAGATGATTTAGATGCATGTCTTAAGAATTCTTGAACACCGCTTTTTAACATAGTATTCATTTCTTGAAGTCTTTTAGAAGCAATATCTAAATTAGCAGTATTTAAACCACCATCTTCATCAGCAATTTGAGTTCCTGAGTCCATAAACAATGTTAAAGATTTATTAGATCTTTTTAATTGCTCTGCACTTGACATATCATATAATGATCTGATTATACCTAATCTTTTTGTATAAGCATTAATTCTAGGATCTAAATAAGCCATATGTTGATACTTATCAGATGTCCATAAATCAGAAAGCTTTGAAGCATTATTTAAAGCAGACACTTGTTTAGATATAGAGTTATTCTCAATAAATTCAGATACTCTATTTCTTTCAGCATTTAATACCATGTTGTTAGAAGTATCTAAACCATATCTACTTTGTAATTTTGCTATTTCTAGTACTTTATTTTTTTGATTTACTTTACTGTTTCCAATTACCCCTGCTGGGATATCATTCATTAATGTATTTATTGGATTAGTTCTAAAGTTTAAGATAGCTTTTTTAGTTGCACTGCTTACATTTTCTAAGTTTTCCTTATCACTAAGCTTTTTAACTACATCAAATATATATGATAAACCAAACTGTTCTATAGTTTTATTATCTTTTTTATTAAGCACACCTTTAATAATACTAAGATCATCTAATGCAAATCCAAGAGCTCTTGCAAAAGCAAATGATTTTTCAGTATTAAGTTTACCATTAACACCAAAGTCTTTAACAACTTGTTGAATGTTTAATGTAGGTATATTGTCAATACCAAGTCTTTCTACATATGGATTATCCAGATTAGATTTAAATTTATCTTCAAATTTTCTAATGATATTATATGCTTCAATTGAAGCATCAGTAACAGCACTTGAATAATCATAAGTTTTATAGCTTTTATTTGGTATTGGATTACCATTATAATCATATACTTCTTTTTCTCCAGTTTCTGTTTTGCGGATAGTTAACTGAATATAAGGAATCTTAGATTTACTAAAATCTTGCCAAATAGAAGTAGTAGCTTTAAATTCATATTGATTATTCTTAGCAATATCTTCTGTAACTAATTTAGGATTAGCTAATTTAGTTTGTACTAATTGTCTTAATTGAGAATCTGTTTCACCTTCATTAGCTAATCTATCATACATTTCTTGTGGATCTTGTACACCACCAATAGTTCTAACTACAGTATTCCAAGTAGATCTAAAATCTGCTAACTGTTTAAAACCTAAATCATCATATGTAAACTCAATTAAGTTTGTATCCTTATTGATTTTTCCTTTATGTAAACTTTTAAGAATGTATAATGTTTCTTTACCTGCTAATTCAATCAAAGATTTTTGACCTTCTTCTTTATCACCGTATCTTTCTGTATTTTTAATATTAGCAGGATCAAATAAATTACCTTCTTCATCTAACTCAAGAACTGTATACTTTTGTTTCATTAAGTCATATGTACTATTTTCAACATGGTATCCAATTAAACCTTCTTTAGTGTCTCCATAATTATCTAAACCAGTTTGTAGAATTCTAATTCTATTTTCTAGTATCTCTCTCTTAAGAGCATTTTCTAAATTATTTGGAGTATCCTGTAATTGTGTTTTAGATAATTCTAATTTGTTGTTAAGTTGTTGTTTAATTAGTATGTATAAAGGTTCTCTGTTTCTTGAGTCTAATAATATACTTAAAGTACCAGATTTCTTATTACTTCTTTTAGCTTCATTATCTACAATGTCAGATATGATAGAATCCATACTATCTTTTAACTTATTAGAGTCTTGTCTATTAAGAACTTGTTCATCTGCAGTACCTGGTTTGATTATACCCAAGCTTCTATTTAATGTATTAAACATAACATTAGCAATAGAAGGAGTGTACTTATTAAGTTCAGTACCTAAGTATAGCTCATTAAATAACTCATTAACTCTTTTAATATCAGTAACATCAGTAACACTACCTTTTCCAAACAACTCTCTTAAGAAGTTAAGGATCTTTTTGAAAATGCTGTTTGTCTTAGGAGCACCTTTCAAAGCTTTCCCTGTTCTTACATATTCACGGAAAGCTTCAGCTAAGTTTTCTTCTATATCAAAGAAGTCAGCTTTAGAACCCATCTTTTTTTGTACCTCTTTATACAAAGCTTTTTTCTCAGCTTTACTTAAGTATAATTGGGAAAACCCGTGCCATGCTTCATGATACACATCTACCATAGAACCTTTATCAGCAAGTTCTATAATACCTAAGTTTCCATTAAGGACAGCTCCATATTTAGTAAATCTTGCATAAGCATCTGAGTTAACAATATTTGCTACCTCTTTGAAACCAATGTGTTTATTTAATGGAGAATTAGTCCACCATTTCTTAGCATCCTTGATTTGTTTCTCTGTTACATCTGCAGGTAAACTTCCTTTTCTAAGAAAGAACACACTTGCTGCTCCATCATCTTCTGGTGTAGCTTCACCTTTACCATCAATAACTTGATTTATCTCAGCTTCAATTTCCTCAATTGATTTTTGTTTTACTGGTTTAGAAAAATCTTCAGTTTCTCTTACATAACCAATAAATTTATTACCAACTTTAACTTCAATTACATTAGTAAAAGGTTTATTATCTAATGTAATCTCTGGAATTAAATTAAGAGTTGCTGTACTAATTACATCTTCATTAGTTATATTGTTTTCTTTATTAAAAAACTCAACTACTTGACCCTCTGGTGTTGTTAATAACCATTTACTTCCTGTTACAAAAGAAATAGTACCACTAACTGTTTCATTTTTTTCTAAAGCATTGATTAATTTTTCTCTAGTTGCTTTAACTCCAAAAACAGGTTTTTCATCTTCAGGTTCAGAAAGTGTTTCAAATAAGTCATCCTTAACAATCTCATCAGTATTTTTTTGAGCATTTGCTAATTGTTCTGTAAACTCATTTGGTAAAGCAAATCTTAAGTAACTATTAAAAGTTCTTCCAGCAGGATTAAGATCTACACTAATATTAGTATTATCTAATGTTTTTAATAGATCAATGTAGTTTGAATAATTATCATCTAATGTATTTGTATTCAAATTATAATCTTGATAACCTTTATCTAGTGCTTCATTACTGATAGTCATTTTAGCTGTATAGTATTTTCCGTTTTTACCAGAAGCAAACTGTAAAGCTTTTACAATATCATTTTTTGCTGTAGGACTATCTAAGTTTACAGATTTCATTTTACTATATCCTTCATCAAAAGTAGTTTCAGAATATTCAAATAGTAAAACATCACTATTTGGTAAATAAGTAATATTATGTTTTCTTGTTGAAGGAGAAGCTTTATCTGCTAAGAATGTACTAACAAATCTATATTTCTTTTTATTTGTAATGTCTTTATTTGTAAGAACAGTTGCAATTTTATTTATAAGGTCTAAAGATATGTTAGGTCTATCAACAGCATATTCAACACCTTTAATAGTTATAACAGCTTGTCCTTCAATAAATCCAGAACGCGGTGAGTTAACTGTATCAATACTTCTTATAGCTGCATCATTATCATTTAAGATTGTAGAGATGTTAGATAAATTTAATTTATCTGGAGCATATTCTGCAATACCATTACTTACACTTACTATATCTAGTAAATCAACTTTTTCATTATTGATTAACTTTTGTCTATAGTCATAAAGTTCTTTAAATTCTTTATTTTGTTGCTCTTCAATAACTTCAACAGGTACTCCAGCTTTATTTGCAATAGTAGCAGGATCTAAAATAGAATTTTGATAACCATACATATCAGTTATCATAATATTATTTCCATCTTTTCTAGCATCTCTTAAAAACTGATAAACTAATCTACCACCTTTATCCTGAGTTGTAATGTTACCATCTTCTGTAAAGTATAATAATTCTCCTTTACTATCTGAAAGAACCATTAAGAAGATTTCATTTATAGGAGTAACAGATTCTACACCTTTTTTACCAGCATTAATTGCACCAGCTTTATTTAATAGAGCATTAGTTGTTTTATCTAATAATACAGGATTGATTTCATTTAGTCTAACAGGTTTTAGTTTTAATACTTTACCTTGGTAAACTACTTCTTTAAAAGCTGTATTATCATTAACAACAGATCTTATTGCATCTAGTGTATTATAAATAACTTTTCTTGAAGGATCTAAAGTTTCACTTGCATTTGTCTTATCTTTTGGATTTTGAGTAATAAACTGTTGCATTGTTGTAGATAATGCAGAATAAGGTTTAAAATCAAAATCTTGTGTAATAATTCTATTTGTATCTACTTCAATAATATCAAAAGCATCATTAGCTTTTTTCTCAACTAATTCTTTTTTTACTTCAGGATCCAATACTGGATTAAAATATTTAACTACATTAACCAAACCATTCTCATCTCTTTTAAATTGATTTATTAATGGTTTAAGTATATCAGTACTAATCTCAAACTGTTCAAGACCTGGTCTAAATGATGCTGTACCAATTAAAGATGGTACTTGTTGCAAAAATTTAGCTGCAGTTTCTACATCTTTCTTTTTAGCAAGCTTATCAAATAAATCTATCATGTATTGTTTAGGCTCAAAATCATTACCTTTATTAAGCATGTAACCATAAACATTAGCATATAATTTCTCAATTTGAGATTGAGATAAAGCACAAGTTATTTTCATAATATTAACAATCTATGTCATTCAATAATTCATTATCTAATTCTTCTAGTGATTTACTAGAAGACTCACCTTCCACTTTTCCAAGTTTATCAGGATTTGTTATAAACCCATCAGCTAAGTCAATTGACTCATTAATTTTAATTTTATCTTCTGTAGATAGGCTCATATCTTGTGTTTCTGTAGCATCCATTATTGAATCTTTTAATGTAAAGAGTTTATTTATATCATTAAAACCAATAGTCATTTGTTTTGAACTACCTAATGCTGAAACAGATACAGTTTTATTTTTAGTATTAACAGAGTTAATAACTACTGTATCATCTTCTTCAGCAAATATTTCACTTTTTTGATTACCGGGCTCTGTAAAGATAATGCTTTTTGCAACAAATTGTTTATCTGCAGTTAAAGATTCAGGTACAATTTTTACATTTTGTGGTTGTTTTAATTGTTCTAATCTTTCTTTTGCTAATTCTGACATTGTCTCAAGATCATTTACATCTACAACACCTTCTTGAATTTTAAGATTAAGCTCTGCCATAACAGCATTAAAGGTGGTAATATCAGCTTTAGCTAAACTTTCTTTAAACTCTTTTGCTCCATATCTTACACTGTCATCTATAAATCTAGTTTCTCTTTCTTGCTCTCCTGCCTCAACAGCTGGAGATTGAGTATCATCACTTGATTCAGCATCAGCAGGAACTACGCTAATGTTTTCAGTTTCAACTTTTGTTTCAACTGTCTCTTTTTTAGCTATTGGAATAATACTATTCACCTGATCTTGGACATCTTTTTTATCTAATGTAATAAGAGCATCAACAGCAGTTAATGAAGGTGAGGTAGGTTTATTAGCTATCATGATTTTATCATTAGCTGTACTTACACTCATCTCAATTGGTAATACTAATGTTTTAGCATCTACACCAATCATATTATTTAAAAGATTAGCCTTAGCTACTGCTAGTAACTTAACATCTTTTAACTTAGAATTTGGATTATCCTTTTTAGTAAATACATCCCAATTACTTTTTGAATCATTTATTGTATTTACAATAAGTAAGTTACCTTGAGTATCAGCTAATAACAAATCAATATTAGTTGCTAATTTAGTATTTGAATCATATACTGCAAGATCCTGAGCAATAACAGATAATTCTCCATTATCTACTCTATTCTTTATAGAAGTGATGTATCCTTTTGGACCAAATAAGTTATCAAAAGCTTCTTGAGATATAGCATTAGTATCAAATACTGGTGGAGTAATTCCCTCAAATAAGTTTTTAATTTGAGCATCAATATAAACCTTATAAGGCTCCTTATTTTTCTTAAGACCTAATGCAGTTTCAACATTTTGATATTCTTCATCATCAATAAGCATACCCGCATCAGCTACTTGTATTTCACTTTGTGCTTCTTTAAGTTTGTTTATTTTATCTAAAGCAGTTCTTAATTCAGGAGTTAAATTTTGTTTAGATCTAGCTTGAATTAATTTATCAAATTCTTTAACAATAACACTGTATTTACTTTTATTTGTAATATCCTCAGTGTTTGGATTTTCCATACTGGTAATATCATCAACTAAAGCCTTAAATCTTCTTTGTGCTTTTCTTAAATCAGCTATTGTTTTTAAGTCTGCTGTGTTTTTTTTCTTACCTTGATAAATATATTCAAAATCAGATCTTTCAGGAGAAGCTTTTACTTCAGTTTCTGTAACTTGTTTTTTATTAAAGTTTTCTATTTCAGTTTTAGCTTCTTTATCTGTTTGTAAGAATTTATTAAATAAGTTTAATTCTTGTTCTTCAGTTAATGAATCTAAATCTGCAGGATCTAATTTACTAATTACTTTATCAGTAAAGCTAGTATATAGAGTATTGTATAAAGCAGGATATTTAAAAACACTGCTTACTTCTGAAACAATAGGTACAAAATCATTAATTGGAGCTTCCTCAGCTTTAGTAAGATTATCTATCTTAGTAGCGTACTCATCTCTAATTTTATTTTTATAGGCTTCATACTTTTCTACAACTGGTTTAGCTAATTCTGGATCAGCTCTTTCAACTAAAGTATAGATAGTTACTTCACTAAAGTTAATTGCTACTTTAGATGTATCTTTTATAATCTCACCCTCAATGTTCTCTAATCTTAAATTACCATCTTCATCCTTAAAAATAACAAATGGATTGTCTCCACCATATTCAGCTTCGGCATATTCATTTGGATTAAGTTCAGTATTAATTTTAGTTAAGCTTAAAGTTTTACCGCTATCAGGTTTAAGATTTTTAATTACATTCTTAACTTCTTTTTTAGGTATAGAATCTAATTCAGCTTCCATATCTAAATCTGCTTGCTCTAAATCTTTTTTAAGTTCTTCATTTAATGATTCTGGTACAAGACTAGAATCTTGACTTTTTAATGAAGCAGCTTTTTCAAATTCCTTATAGTACTCATCATATAACTCTGTACCTTCTGGAATAACCATTTTTCTAGCATTATCAAAAAACTCAGAAGGAGGTGTTCCTGTTAATCTCCAATCTTGGAAATCATCAAGACTAATATAAATACCTCTATCAGCTAAATGATTTAATAAAGTATTATCAATAACTAAATTAAATTGTTCTTCAACCATTTGTTTATAAATGTCACTTCTTCTTTTATAAAGATCTTTCATCCATACACGGTTTCTCTGAACACTTTCTATAAACCCATTAGGATCATGTAATAAGTTTACATACTTCATTAAGTTTCTAGACTCTGAATCTAATTTAAAATGATGTCCTAGTAATTCATAAGTCTCATCTATATTTTGATCAAATAAATATTCTCCATTTACATTAGCAAGAGCTTTTAAATAATCTTTATATGCTGCTTCATGTTCTGAAAAAGTTTTAATTTTATTTTCTTCTGAATACTCTCCAAATACTTCATCTAAAGTTTTTTCAACTTCCTCATCTGTAACTGGTTCTCCACCTTTTTCAATTTGAAGTTGTTTTCTAACTTCTTCTGCTCTTTCATATCTATTAAAGAAATTACTTAAGGTAGCTGTTTTATCTCCTAACTTAGTTAAAGCTTCAAGTTTTCTTTCTTTTAACTGCAGTTCAGATTGTGATGCAGGATCATTTAATTCTTTTAAAATAGAAATTTCATCTTTAAGAATAGTCTGTTCATTTCTAAGTTTCTTAATGTCAAATATAACTTCAGAATCTCTTTGAGACATGCCTTTTAATGGAGCTTGTGAAAGATATGTTTCCATAATAGATTTCTTTCTATTCATAGTATCTTCAAATGCTTCATTAAAATATATAGCATTCTCTATACCTTTATTCCAAGCATTATGTAATATAGCTGCATCCTCATATTCTGGTGAATCTTTAGGAGGCATCTCATTATAAGTTACCGGATTAGGAAACTTCTCATTATAGTACTTGTATCTTTCTTCTATTTTTTTAGCTTTCTTAATGATGTCAGGTATTTTATTTTGATAAGCAGCTCCTTCACCTTTAGGTACTGTTGGGATAGCTTCTTCAAATTCTTCAGGAGATAACTGAGTTAAATCCATTAGTCTATCTTTAAAGACATCAACTGTGCCCGTCTGAATCATTGTTTCCATTTGACTCATGAATGCATCTAAGTGAGCATCATTAGCTTGTTTTTTATCCCCGTATTGTTTTATGCTAGCAACAACATCTTGTGTAGCATAATTAAAAGGTCTAGCATTTAAAAACTCATTAACATCAATTGAATTAAGTTGTTCTGCTAAAGAATTTACAATCTTTTCTTTTTTATCTTTAATCTCTTGATATGCTTTATTATCAAAAATTCTATTATAACCAACACTTAAATTATTAAACACAGCATTCACAGGAGTTGCTAATGCACCCATAGCAAAACCAGAAGCAAATGTTTCAAAACCCGTAGCTGTAAATTGTTTACCAAGCTCATCACCAAAATAAGCAGTTTGAGATGCTTCATTATATTTAGCAACAGCTTTAGAATAATTATGTGATCTTAATGCAGGACTTTTAAAACTATCTACATAGTATCTTTCATTAGCACCTGAGATAACTTCTTGTAAGTTTTCTTGAATACCTTCAGCAAAGTTAGCTTTAAAGTATCCTATAGTTCCCATAGTAGATTTGTAAATTGGTTGTTTTAACCAACTTTTTGCTAAGTTCTTAAGATTATTTTTTTCAAAAACAACTTTTTTAAGACCCTTGTCATATACAATCTTTCCTAAATCTCCAAACTTACCACCTTTAACAGTAGCAAATTCTTGAAGACTGTTCTTCATAAAACTTCTAATACCTCCTTTAGATCCCATTATATTAGGGAATGTAATTGCATTACTTCCATAAATTAATGCTGTATTCCAAAGTACTGTATTAAGTGAAGCTTTCTCAGATTGTTTAATCATTTCATATTGTTCAGCATCACTTGGAGGACGGTTATTCTTAGTATAGTATTGATTATATAATTTATCATATACTTCATTTTTAACCATGCCGCCTTCAAGCCTAGCTTCAGATAAAGCCATATTAATTCTTTGAACATCTCTATAGAAACCTCCAAATGTTTTAAATGCTTTACCTAAGTTATTTAAGTTATCTGCAGCTTTGGCAGCTTGAAAACCTTTTATTGTGCTTCCAACAGGACTAAATGCAGAAGTACCAAGCTTATTAGCATTTTGCCAAAAAGTTCTTGCTTGTGATACATTATCAATTGCATTCAAAGTTGAATTTACAGCTTTGTAACCATCTTCTGCAACATCTAATCCTTTAGTAGCTTTTAATACATTTTTAGAAGCATTAGCTGTAGCAGCAAAAAAACTACCACCTAAAGTTTCAGGTGCTAATAATACTCCTCCAATTTCTTCTAAGATTGCTTCTGACATAATACCTGCAGAGTAACCAAAGTTCATCATAGTATTATTTGCAAAAGCACCAAATCCTTTTTTACTAGATTGACCAATAGCAGCAGCCTCTTTATATGCTCTTGCATCTTCAATGTCAGTACCAGTAAAATCTCCAGTAAGCATTCTACCTAAACTTTTAGGTCCTGCTACAAATCCTCTACCAAATAAAGGCCAGAATGAATTAGTCATCATTCTTTTATGATCATCCCACCATGTAGTATGAGAATTAAATAAAGCTTCATTATCTCTTAATGGAGAGAATCCAATCTTATCAAATGTGTCAGCTCCGTATGCAGCATATCTTTTATAGAATGCATTGCTATCTGGACCAGCATCATATGAATATACTTTAGCATAAGTACTATTATCTTGTAAACTTTCAAAACCAGCTTTAAGTTTATTACTTATACCTTTCTTGTAAGAGTCAAAATCAAACTTTTCTTTACTTGCTCCTGGTTTATTAGGCGGATTACCTACAACTTGTTCTCTAACATTTCTTTGGGGTGACTCAAGAACATCTGAGTAAGGAGTAATAGGAAAATTAATTTTAGGCATTTCTAATTTATCACCTTCAAAAGGAGCTAAACCTTTATTATCTAAAATAGGTCTATTAATTCTACCGTATTCTGGTCCTAAAGAATCTAATGGGTTAAAACCTGCATTATTAATATCTGCCATTATTTAAATTTTTATTTGACAACCACATACTATCAAGCGCGCTTACACCCATTTCTCTAGCTGTTTCTAAATTACCTCCTAATGTTGAAGTACTAAAGCTTTCACTTCTGTATTCATATTTACCTAAGTTAGGGTTATAAAGAGGGTAGCCCATAATAACTGTGTAGTCACTAGTTCCTAATTTATTTGGAGCTATAGAAAGTTTATAATTAGGGTTTCTTGGATCTACATATTCATATTTTTTATTAGCTTTAATATGAGCTTCTAAAGGAGATTGAAATGCAGCCATATACATTGAATTAGTTGCTAAAGTTTTTGAGTCTACTATATAAGAGAATCCATTTTTTATAGCATTGTTATAATCTTGAGTAGTAAGAACTCCGGGTCCTGTATTTTTTTCACCAGATTTAACATAAGTTTTTAACCACGCAGCATCAGGATAAACAGTAATAGCTGATTTACTTAATGAACCTGCAGCAATAGGTGACACAGTCATTCTAAAGTTTGCCATCTTAGTATTAGGTTTTGTAAGCTCAGCTTTTATTAAGTCAAATACAGATTTTACTTTTGCATTTGTTTCTGCATCATGATTGTTCCAACTTTCTTTATTAATACCTGTAAGAGAACCTCTATTTTTTGTATCATCTGACCAATCTATATTAGCTAAAGTTCTAAAGTTTTCAGCAGCCCATACAGTACTTTTAGTACCATGTGCTTTTGGATTTACCCATGTAGTATTTGCACCAGGTATTACATTACCTGTTGATAATCCACTACCTGTCATTTTACCAAGTCTACCAAAACCTTCTGGAGCTTTAACTTTACCAGATGAATAAACACCAGCAGCCGCATTTACTAATTCATTGTAATCTACTTGTGCTTTAGTTGGAGCTTTTTCATTAACCGCCTGTGATGACATTAAAGGAGCAAAATTTATTTTATCTGGTTGACTATACTTGTCACTTTTTTTAATTTTATTAGCTTTTATTAAAGCTGCAGTAAATTCTTTTTCACTTCTTTTGTTTCCTTTTTCATCATATAAAAACTCAGCATTTTTGTAACCTTGTCTATACAAATCTTGAACAACAACTTTAGAACTTTCTTTTCTCCATTTAATATCTGCTTTTAAATAATTAGCATAGTCATCAAACTTAAGAGCTGACGTTTGATAACTTTTATAATCTTCTCCAGATAGTCCGGACAATTCACCATTTTGACTTATCCAAGTATCCATTCTTTTTTGAATATTTTTTAAATCATCAGGTCCCACTTCAGTACGTAACCACTGAGCACCATATTTATCAAGTTTATCATTAAACTTATTTATAGAAATTTTTGGATTTTTTCCATAACTTAAAATTTTACTTGCTTCTTCTTGAGTCATTTGACCTTTATTTACAAGATCTTGCATTAAAGTCAAAGTATTTTTTAAGAAAGGTTTTGCAACATTTTCTGATTGTATATTATTAATATGATCACTAGCTGTTTTCATATTATACTTATCAGTACTAATACCTTTATCATTAAACTCAGTATAAATTTCATTTAATGCAGAAACCGGTCTTACTTCTCCTGTTTTTTCATCACGGTAATGTGTACCAATCTTTAAACCATACTCATCAAGTTTGTTCTTTCTTTCTCCTGCATTACGTAATGCTGCTGCTCTTTCTAAACCAGCATTTCTAGCAGCAATTTCTGACATGCTATATTTATGTTTTT